GGGCGTATTGTTCTTTGGTAAACACGACTGCACGGTAATTTGAGTGCGGGATCGCATTCATCCGCGCCGTGATAGTGGCTTCATCTGCCAGCTTAAGAGCATCGCGCATAACTGGAGTGCCATCAGCACCAAGAACAGGTTTACCGTTCTCATCGAGCACCGGCACCTGGCGAATCTGATCGCCATCCATCAGCACATCAAGACCGACGAACAGGTAGTTACTGAATGCCTCTTCACTCAGGAATTCTTTTGCTTCGTAATACCAGTTTTCCAGCACTGATTTAGGCACTACATACGCAGTACGGGTGGAGCGACCGTTCTCATAGTTGAACGCCTCAAGTGCCAGCGCGGTCGTGGTTTTACCCAGCCCGGTGCCGAAGCCCAGGATGCCGCGCCCATCTTCGGACAGTCGGCGCACCTCACTATTCTGGTAATCAAATGGCTGACGCTTACCGCTTAATCCCTTCAACCCAAGCGGATCACCAGAGTGTTCATACGGAATATTGCTATTGAAAACATCGTTGTATTTGGCAACCAGCTCATCGTAGCGATCGTGCGTCTTGATCCACTTATTGAACTGGTCCTCAAGCAGTGCCATCTGCTCACGATAGCCGTTCGCCGTCGCGCTATCTTTGCCACCGATACGCGCACCATTGAGATACTTTTCCAGCTGTGCCGGGAACCCGGTCGCGTTTTCACCTGATTTACGGTCCCACTCGTAGCGGATCTCACCTGTTTCTTTATCCTTGCGCTGGACGACACCGTATCGGTGCCCGACGAACAGACCATCACCACCGTGATAGGTGTCAGAAACCATTTCGTCGCCTTCCAGCTGCACTGACTGCACATAGCGCAGATCCGGATAGCCGTTTTCCTGCAAAAACTCCAGAATGACGGAACGGTCGAACCAACGGCTATTGAGCTTAAAGCGGATATTCTCTGCTGGCGTCTTGATGCGCTTCTCTTCGATCGCTGCCAACTGATTAAGGACGTTGTTCTTTACTGGACCGTCGGGGAGTGTGGAAAGGAATTCCTGTTTTGGAGCCACTATCTCGTTAATGTCGCCGCTGGTGGCGCGGGCGAACGGAACAATCCCGCCATACGGTGAAACCGCAATACCAGGGGTGCTGGCCAATAAATTAAGCAACTCTTCATCACTGGCTGGCAGTCCGCCGGTAAACGCAAGGCGGAAATCATCGAGCTGGATTGGATCGCGGGTAAGATCGCTATAGAGATAACGCAGGGTGTCCTGATAGCTGGTGGAGTCATAACTGGCGCTGGAATCATGCGTAACCAGCTTTCCTGTCAGCTCGTCAGAAATAGTGCCATCCAGCTTAATTGCACCACGGAAAGCAAACCAGGCGCGCGCACCGCTTCCCGATAATTTCGCTATCGGACCGCGACCGGGGTTACCAAAACGGTCAATCTCTGCTTGCAAACGGGATACCAGAGAAAGGCGCTGCTGTTCGATTTGTTCAGCACTATGCCCGGCGGCCTTCATGTCCTGATATTCAATTAACATCCGGCCAATCATCGCCCCGCGATACAAGCGTTCACGGTATTTTTCAGGCTGGCTGTTAATCCAGTCCACCAGCTGCACCATATCGTCGCTGATTGATGTGGTGTACTTATCGCGGACATTTGCCATCTGGGTAAATGTCATGCCGAGACGGCCTTCAGTGGTAGTCAGGTTACGCTGAAGAGCCTCCCAGCTATCCGCGCCATAACTGGCAGCATCAATCTTAAGCTCCTTACCAGAATCAGCTTCAATCCAGCGACCACCAGCATATTTTTGCCATACGCCATTAATCAGGCGCATTTCCCCTTCATCAACAACGTCTGCGGTCGGTGACGGTTCAGCCATATCAAGCAAAGACCAGTCGATACGGCTTTCGAAACGATGAATCAGCTTCGCTTTAAGAGCCTGGTTATCAATCTGCCCGTCGGCACGAACCTCAATACGCCCCTGGAATCCCTTCTCCTGGGTGCCATGAACAAACCGGCGGCCATCCTTTTCGAACCACTTGCCAGAAATAAACGTTGGCCAAAGCACATTTGCCGATTCAAGAGTGCCTTCATCCACCAGGGGGATTTTCTCAGCCATCTCTGCCGGATGTTTGCGCATCAGCACCACATCTACGACCGTACTGGTCCCGTTAGCATCAAAAGTACCGGTAGGCAAGCGGTGGGCACCAAGAAATTCAGCTTTCCGTGATAGGCGCAGGCGTAACCGCTTCATGTTTGAACCTGAAACAATGGACGGCGGCACAATCACGCACATGAATCCGCCTGGCTTTATCTTGTCCAGCATGCGGAGCATGAAGTAAGAACCCATGTCCGTTTCTTCTGCGTAAGGCTTATCGATGTTGCGTGTGTTATCACGACCGCCGAACGGAACGTTACCCACAACATGGTCGAATGAATCGTTAGGCGTGCTTACAGCCAGTTGTTCGAACGGGGAAATCTGTACGCTGTCTTCCGGATGTAACAGCTGGTTTATACGACCGGAAACACTGCTGATCTCAGTCGCGGTCATCACCGTACCAACCGGTTTTGTCTCATTAAAAACGCCGGTGCCCGCCGATGGTTCCAGAGTGTTACCTACGTCCGCGCCGTAGAGCTTCATGATCTCCCAGACACCTTCAGCGATCGGCTTTGGTGTGTAATATTCGGAGACGGACCCGCCAATGCCGCCTTCACCGGTGTACCCAGCCAGGATCTGGCGCTGTTCATCTGTCAGTGTCGCGCCGTCCACCAGCGAATTAAGCAAATCTATCGCCTTCTGATTCGCCTCCCGGCGTAGTCGGTCATAGCTTTTGCCTTCCACCTTTTCCACGCCGTATCTAATCGGCGCTCGGTGAGATGTTATTGCCCTAATGTATTTCAATATTTCGCTGACACTTGAACAGCGAAACACCCCCATAGATAGCTTGTTCATTGGTAATCCTTAACAAGTGACTAGTGTTAAATTCCGTTCAAACACGATGCGAATTATTCTAATTAAGGTGCAATCTTGGCAGACAATAAAATCACGCTATCCTCGGTCAGGAAGGCGCTGGCGGGGGTTTTTAAAGACAACGGAGAACGGGACAACATCCTCCTGTCCGCGCTGGCTGTGCACGGCGGAAGTGGGTATTTGTTTTCTCGCGCAGGGGCACCGGTACAACTGTCCGGCTTCTTAGGCGGCAAACCGGGCGATAGTGGCATGGCTGGCGATGGGCTGGTGGACGGAAGTCGCTTTATCTTTGATGAAGTTCAACTGCCGGAAGACCGCTTGCAACGCTATCCGCTACTCGAAGAGATGGCGGTTTACAGCACGATCGCCACCGCGCTGAACATCCATATTACGCACGCGCTCTCTTTCGATAAGAAGACCGGACAAACCTTCTCTATCGTGCCGGTACATAACGGAAACGATAGTGACTATGACGCCGCGCAGGCGTTGTGTGACGAGCTGATGAACGACATCGGGCGAACCATCAACAAAGAGGTCGCCGGGTGGGCATTTATCATGTCTGTATTTGGGGTGGCTTATGTCAGGCCATACGCCAAAGAAGGAATAGGGATCACGTCTTTTGAGTGCTCCTATTACACCCTTCCGGGCTTCATCAAAGAGTTCGAGGTCAGCGGCAACCTGGCGGGATTTAGCGGCGATTATCTGAAGGATGCGTCAGGGAAAATGGTTTTCGCCGATCCGTGGGCCATTATCCCTATGAAAATCCCCTATTGGCGGCCTAAGTCAAACCTTATGCCGGTGCACACTGGCCATAAGGCTTACAGCCTGCTGGATGATCCGGAAGAGCGCACGCCGATTGAAACCCAGAATTACGGGACCAGCTTGCTCGAATATGCCTACGAGCCGTACATGAATCTGCGTTCGGCGATCCGCTCGCTGAAGGCAACGCGTTTTAATGCGTCGAAAATTGACCGAATCATCGGCCTGGCGATGAATAGTCTGGATCCGGTAAAAGCAGCCGATTATTCGCGCACCATTACTCAGACGCTTAAACGAGCAGCTGACCTGATGGAAAAGCGCGCACGCGGCGCGAATAACATGCCTACGGTGACCAATACCCTGCTGCCTATTATGGGCGACGGCAAGGGACAGATGACTATTGATACTCAGACCATCCAGGCTGACATCAACGGCATTGAAGACATTCTCACCTATATGCGCCAGCTGGCGGCAGCACTTGGCCTCGATTACACCCTCCTGGGGTGGGCAGATCAAATGTCCGGCGGGCTTGGTGAAGGTGGATTCCTGCGCACGGCAATTCAGGCCGCCATGCGCGCCTCATGGATCCAGCAGGGCGTAGAAGAGTTCATTCAGCGGGCTATCGATATTCATCTTGCTTTCAAGTACGGCAAGGTATACCCGGAAGGTGATCGCCCGTACAAAATCGAATTCCACTCCGTTAATACCGCTCTGCAACAAGAGCACAACGATAACCGCGACTCGCAGGCGAACTACGCCACCATCGTTACGCAAATCCTCGATGCCGTCAGCAATAACAGCGTCCTCGCTAATTCCGATGCATTCAAACGTTACCTGTTCAGCGATGTGCTGGAGATTGACGAAAAAATCTCTGAAGCACTGGTGAACGAACTGAAAGCTAAAAGCGAGGACGACGATCACCTGATGGATTCCATCATCAAAACACCGCCACAGGAACTGGCGCAAATCCTTGAATCGGTCTTTAAAGAGGGAAACGATAATGACTGATGTTTTGAAAACGGTCACTGACCGCTTTTGTCTCTATAGCAATGCTCGAAAAGGTCGTCAGAACGGGCGACAGTATGTATTAAGCGCGGTCAAGACCATGCTTGAAAGCAAGGAAACTCAGGAAGGTTTACGCCTTGGAGAGCTTTTCGGCTATTACGGTCACGGTCGCCGACAGCTGACTGGCAAACTGGAAGTACCAGAAACCAGCGTGATCATGGTGGAAGGTCGCCCGGTCGTAATCGACAATGTTCCAGCGTGCCGCACAGTGGCTATATCTGTTGACGACAACGGCATCGTTACCCATACACAGGAAATTCTTAACACAGAGCCGGGTAAAATTGTCGCCGCGATGATCGAAAGCCGAGCTGGTGGCTGGAGCTGGGCCACTGGCGGGCGTGAGTCCGGGAAAATCGCTGTAACCACCAGCTTCCATGGTGTGGATTATGTGACAACGCCGAACTATATCAGTCTGGATCATCCTGCCAGCGCCGGAATGTTTGAAAGCGCGGATTCTAAATCTCTACTGGCAGAGTCCCTGGCGGCGCATGGGTACTCCGACGAGTCAGTGCAGGCAGTTATATCCCATTACGGCAAAATGGCTGAACTGGAAATGATGGTGGAGGCAACAGAGCGTACGGCAGAACTGGAAACCGCACTACTCGAAAGCCAGGGCCGCCACCTCGAAGCAATGGCCAAGATCGCAGATGCTGAAGCGCGAATCGCTTTGCTGGAGGAAACAGCGGGTATCCGCGACGATGTGCTGGCAGCAATGCAAGACGAACTGGATAACCTCCCGATCTTCGTCTCCGCCGCCCAAAAAGACGCATTCCGCCTCAAAGAACCTGGTGATGCAAAAATCGTTGCCACACTTTTCGAATCTCTGATCAAAGTTGGCGCACGCAACTTGCCTGTCACCAAGAAAATTAAGGAGGTTCCGCAAGCGGCTAACGTCCAGGCACCGCGTGAGACAAGCATCATCACGTTCAATAATTCAATCAATCCGTTTAAATAACCACCAAAAATAACCCCGGCGGCTGCCGGGGTTCTCGTTAACTATTATCGCCTTCGCCTGCGAGCCATATATTTGCGCACCGCGCGGCGTGGACAATCTGAAGCGGTTTCTTTCTGCTGCATCAATCTTGCAGCCATGCTCAAAAATGTCAGGCACAGCCGAAGCCCGGCATACAATAGCGGTTCCAGTGGCCACGTCTCATTGAGCACATATACCGCCATGAAAATCGAGTCGAAAACTATCGCCGCCAGCGATAACTTCATTGTCGAAAGTCGGCGGAGCTGCCGGAGTTTATTCATTGACCAGTCCCGTCAGGCAAAGCTGGCGTTCTTTTTCACGGCGAATCTTTAAACCTCGCAGGGGCACGCCGTTACTGTTCACGAAATCAGGGAGATGGTTACACATATTCACCCATTCCCCTTTCTGCGCCCACTTGTGGATGGACGTTTCTACTCGCATGCCTCGCGCTTTGCTGTAGTAGGTCCGTAAGCTATTGCATCCCATATTGAATGCCGCGCTTGTCATTGCGCTGAAGGCATTATCGGGCATGTCTTTGCCCCGGAAGTGCTGGTTAATACAGCGTTCAGCGATCAGGATATTCTTTTCCCAATCAGCGGCGATTTGCTGGTCGGTTTTTCGCACGCCTGGCGTTACCCCGTGTATATTACCAATCCCGTCAGTCCATACACCCGCCGGGCACATGTATGGATCACGTCGGCAACCTTCAGCGTTACCAATCAGCTCAAGCCCCGCCTGGTTGGTTCGCACATTGCCATTACCCATCACGATGGTAATCATCACCGCGATAGCGCAAATTGCACCGCCTCCTGCGGCTGTTTTTCCCTTCATAAAGACCTCATAAGCGAATTTTTTACGCTCCAGGACAAACACCCATTCACAGCCAATACCGACTGACTCGATCCCTTTAGAAGGTACAGGATAATGCAAATCACTTGTTAGCTACGTTTCAAAGATATACATTATTGCTCTAATTAATTTATTTTATTAGGTGAGATAAGTGGCACAACGCGGTGTAAATAAAGTCATCCTGATAGGTACCCTGGGACAAGACCCAGATATCAGGTATATACCAAATGGCGGAGCAGTCGGAAGACTCAGCATCGCAACGAATGAATCATGGCGCGACAAGCAAACAGGCCAACAGAAAGAGCAAACAGAATGGCATAAAGTCGTTTTGTTCGGAAAACTTGCTGAAATTGCGAGTGAGTATTTACGAAAAGGTTCTCAGGTCTACATCGAAGGGAAACTTAAAACCCGTAAGTGGACAGATGACGCCGGTGTAGAACGTTACACGACGGAAATTATCGTCAGCCAGGGCGGCACCATGCAAATGATCGGCGCTCGCCGCGACGATTCACAGTCCTCAAATGGCTGGGGGCAGTCAAACCAACCTCAAAACCACCAGCAATACAGCGGTGGCGGCAAACCTCAGAGCAGCGCCAATAACGAACCTCCAATGGACTTTGAAGACGATATTCCGTTTTAGAGTTTATGAGTAAAAAACGACTGAAAGAAAAGCGGTGGTCCAAACGCCAACAAAAGCACGAACTCGCTAAAAAACGCCAAAGTTGGCAATGGAACGCGCTTTTCACGAAAAGAACACCCCGAGATATTGCTTTCGCTGGTGGGAAAACATTCCTGACCCACCTGAAGGCGCAATACATCAGTTTTTAAGCAGAGAAAAGACTATGGCAGCACAAAATACTAAAGCAATTCAATACCGCCTGCGTAATGGCCAGAGTGTCGAAGTGACCATCAATAATGATGGTGTACCTGGCGAAAAGGTTTCTATCTCCGATCTGGCTATCGAAAAAACCATCATGTGCCACCTTGGCTTTACTGAAGAAGTGAGCAAAAAGCATGGTGTAGCAATCTGGAGCGCAATGGATACTGGTATGCGCAAATTCATTACTGCTCGCACCCCAGGGATGACCATGATGGACCTCATGCAGATTGCGCCGCTGTTTGAATGTGAGCCTTTAGATGTATTCAGCAATCCAGCTATCTGCCAGCAGTTATATGGTGAGATGAAACTCGCGGTTACCCCCATTGTGCTGCATGAAGGATCGCTTGCTGGCGTGTGGAAAGTGGAGCGTATTTCAAGCTACATGCCTTTCCATGTCAACGGCGTAATCACTGGTGAGAATCAACCTGTTTCCGTTATAAAGCCAGACCTCAAGCGCGCAATTCTTGAAGCAAGTTGTCGAGTTGTCGGCCTGGGCAAACAGTCTTATGTTTCCTTCCCGGCTGGCCCTGAAGGCCCGGCAGAAATTCTGATTATGGATGCCGATCTGCTATGGCAAATACAGTTTCTGATTGGCAAAAGCATCATCCGCGCTGAAGAACTCGATCAGTACATTACCTGCACGATGACGGATGAAGTCAAAAGTGTGGCTATAGCCAATGCCCGGAACCTATGTCGTGCTGCATTAACAGAACTGCAAGAAAACACCACGGAAGAGGTGGAAAGTGATTAATCGTATACAGAATGAATCTGCCTGGTTAGCACTGATAGAACGGTATAAAGACAATTGGGAACTGGCAGCAAAAGAGTTGCTTGATATTGAGTTAACACCTCATCAAGCAAAAATTATTAACGCGATAAAGAACACCGGAGCCAAAGTCACTGCCACCACACCACATGGTATTGGGGAAACCTCTATTGTGGCAGTGATTAGCATCCTGCAAACAATACTGTATTCGTGTTCCCGTACAGTGGTTGTTTCTCCTGCGATTAACGATAGTCGAAAAACAATAATTGACTATATGTTCCGTTATTGGGAGCGAGTTACCCAAAAACACCCTTTTCTTGGCAATTATTTCAGAATACACCCTGACAAAGGGTTGGTGCATATCAGTGAAACATGGGGATGCGTCTATATAACCTATTGTCTGAATAACGAAGAGTCTCTGGCTGGTTTTACTGGACCGCACGATCTTTTCATCGTTATTAACTCGGCGGAAATCAGCGATCGCGCTCATGCAGTGATAACTGGCAATTTAACCAATTATGACTCGCGCCTGCTGTTGCTGTCGAAACCATCGGAACGCGAGAAAGGGTACTTTTATGATTCGCATCACCGGTTGGCCCATAGTAAAAACAATCCTGCTGGTTTTTTCACGGCGATAACTCTAAACACAGAGGATTCACCTCTCGTTTCTGAAGCATATCTTGAATTCAGAGCCAAAGAGTTTGGTGGGCGCAATAGCGATGAATATCGCCGATTGATCTTGGGGAAATTCCCCGGGATTCGGGAGTTGATGGAAAAGTCATCTGTTCCCCGTAATATGCACTTCACAATGACTGACGGTAGTAAATGGGTAGTGCCTACGATCGTGATCGCCAAACACCATGCGAAACATCACGCTCAAAAACACAACTCCAGCACATTAGACTGGCTGAAGGCCTATACAATACCGTTATTCTCGGCAAACCATAACGCTATAACTGAATGGGCTAAACAAATCCCCTGGCAGGATGTGGCTGAAGAGGCATTTGTCGAAAAACCACCAAGAGATTTGCACGAGCACTGTTGGCTGACATCAGAAAAAAGCTTCTCGTGAGGTAAAAATCCCGCCGATTGGCGGGATTTCTTCAATATACGATCTGGTCTACATGATCACCAAAATCATCGTCGTCGTCCTCATCGCCACCATCTACTGCTGGCCAATCAACAAACCAGCCAGCGTAAAGATGCAGCGTTCGGAGAACATCACTTGCGGGAGCATCAAGGGTGTTAACGAATCCCATATAGCTATTGGGATTTGCCCCAGCTATGGCTTCAGCGATCATGTCCTCGGTAATGTCACCGGAGATAATGCTTAAACGCCCGGAAACTTCTTCATTATCATCAAATTCGATAATGGCATCTCCACCTAATGGCGCTGCGATTTTAATCTGCATTATTTAGCTCCTTTGCCACACCTAATAACAGTTCCAGCAATCCGTCACCATTCATCAGTGATGCGGCAGCGGCCTCTTTGTCATGATACAACTGAAGAGCCATAGAGAATACTTCCGTTGCTGACGTTTTGGAAATAGTCGGTGATTTCTGCCGAATTTTCCCGGTGTTACTTACTGAGGCTGGCGGGTATACCTTCGCCATATAAATATTACTCAATCGAGATCTGAAGCACCATTCAGGCTTGCCACGCCCACCAATATTGACGAAAGATGGCTTATCCCCTTCAACATTGGCCTTCAGGAATGACCGGGCTTTCTCTAACAAACCAGGGTTACTGTACTCAAGATGATGACCCAGCTCGTGCCACAGTGCACTTGCATTTTCATCGTTCAAATTGACAGCAACAACACCATTTAGATTTGCATATGCCCTTCCCTGGTGGTGAACTACCTTTGATAAGGTCGATATTTTCCCGCCAGTCAGGCGATAAATATCAGCAAGTTCCTTGCGCAGGTCTATCCCACCATTCTGTCCAGCGCGGGCTTCTTCCACTTCTTCTGTGATAAAAGAGTCGGCCCACTCAAGAGCTTTTTCTTCAGATACGGATGAGTTTGCGATCGCACTGTTCATGGCAGATAACACTTTCTCGTGGACCGAACCCATACTTCGCTGATTCATTTGCCAGCGTGTCTGCGGGTTATATGAGAATCGCTTAAGTAGTTGGTCAAGCTGCTCAAGTTCTTCTTCACTGACATACTTTTTAGCCTCACCAATAATGCCAGGGAGAATATTGCCGTTAGGATTAAACGCTCGCGAAAGGAAGAGTTTCAGCGCCCCCATGCCCTCCGATGCTTCAATATCACCAATAACCCGGTTAACAATGGACGCACTCTTCGGATTAGCATCTGCCAACGCTCTGGCTACGATTTGCAGGGACGATACGACCTCACGCTGCATATCCGTCCTGATCTCATCAATAAACTCTGGCGTTATGCCGTGCTCTTTAAGGATATCCCTGCCTTCCGTCGTTACCCCATCGATATCACCGACATGTTTATTAACCCGACTTTGCAATGCCTTAAATGCCTTCAGAATTCCACGGGCATCATCCGCTTTACTAACGGCCTTCCTGAATGCTGGCAAGAAGTCTGAGTTAACCTCATTTTGTTGATCGGCCCACTGAATGGAGGCTTCTTTCATCTCGTCCAGAGTCAGATCACCCAACGCGGTATGGTCTGTGAATATGAGCGACAACCTCTGAATCATTTCTGCCAATGGTGATGCCGAATGCGCCGCGCTAAGGAATGCTTTCACCCTGGTTGGGCGAATGGAAAACCAGTCAATAGCTGGTGGCATATCTCCGTTTTTTATCGCCTGCGCTATCTCATCAAAGCCGTCGCGCCCAAGGGAGGATGCGTGATTTAACAATCCGCGAAGTAACGAATTGCTGATACCGAATAATCGGCACCATTTATTCACGTCGGCAACAGGCATTCGAACAAAATGCGCAAGCACTTGTACAAGCTGTTCATCCTGGGGATCTGTACGGGAAAGCAGCCTGATCAGATGAATAATGTCTTTGATGCCGGATGCCCGATGTAATAGCAAACTGGTATATGGAGCAACACCGTTGTAACTACCGCCGGAAACGGACTCGAAAAGACCGCCGGATATCCCTTGCATGCCTTCGTTTTCCAGTTCCTGAGACACCTGGCGAAGGATATCCTGTAACGACACATCACCACCGCCAAACATATCCCCCAGCGCCTGGCCCTGGTGCTGTAACTCATCATTGATACGTTGAGCCATCAATTTAAAGGCGGTGGCCATACGCTTCGCGCTACGGTTATTCGCGACGATGAACAACGCGAGAGCTTTCACTTCCGGGGCTGTTTCGCTGAACATATCCCCCTGAGCAATAACATCGGTAATATGTTGGCCTGACTCCTTCGATTGCCTTACCAGGTCTACCGCATCTTTCAATGCCGCCAGCGCCTTTTTATCGAGACTATCCGCTGTCTCAATACCATCAACAATAGTTGTCACAGCCTGCTTGTGCGCTTCTCCTGATAAAGCCTGCATCTGGACAAAATCATTGGCTGCCGCATTAAGCGCCGTCAGAACATTACGCATATCCGGATCAGGTTCTTCTGCAACCATTCTTACCAGGCGCGCATCCTTATATGCCTTGGCAAAGATCGCGTTTTGTATACGGTCAACAAGTTGCCGTGTTGGTCGCCCATCTTCCGTTACAAGGCCAGCAGCCTGTGTGGCACCAACTTGCGTCATGAATCCGCGAATAAACGCGTCATTACTGCGGCTAAGCAGATCTCCGCTTTCTGATGGGTTAAACAGCGCCATCATCGCCGGAGTTATGCTGTCGGCATCAACAAAAGCCTTTTCACTGGCTGCCATTTCCTGGAGATCAGAAATATTTGAGTCCTTGGCAAACTGAACACGGTCAACCTTCGTTAACCGGCGGCGCACCAGTACCGGAGCCGTCATTGATTCAACCTTTTCAGGTCGTATTCCGAATTCGGTCGCATGTTCAATCAGGTACTCACGATACCGATCCGCATTGCCGTCCTGATAGGCTTTGATGATCCCCATGGTCCGTCCATTACCTGACTCAACGGCATTGTCCTCACCAATTATCGGCGCACCATGGCTGGATAAACCGGAATCAGTAAGCTGAGCTGGCCGCAAATCTTTGGATATCTGGTTAACCTGAAGAAGGCTGGATGCGCGGGTCCGGTCGCGCGGCTGAAGTTCCTGGGGATAGTCAGGATTAATTTTCCCATCCAGAGTATTGGATGCCAAAAGAGCTGAGGCATCGACGATATCAAACGCTGTTTTTACCTCGTCTCCCTTCGCTGTCACCACATACGAAACCCGCCCATAATCGGGCAGGTTCTTTAGCAGCTCGATCAGCGTTTCTATGCTGGTGGCCATTACCACCTGATCGCTTAAGCTCATCCCTGTTACGCCTTATGCTGCCTCTTTAATGTTGGCGGCTATCCATGCCGCCGTGTGCTGTTTAACCTGGTCCAGGTCGATGTATGTGCCAACATATTGACTCAAATCCTGCAAGGTACCGATAAATGCATCGGTGCTCTGATCGACGAATTTATCAGCCAGGAAATCAGCAACCAGTTTTGGCACACCATCATGTACCGAAGGTTGTTTTTCCTCGCCACTACTGCCGCCGGACACACCGTACCCCATCTGTTGCATGATCTGGTCAATTTCATCGCTGATATCCAGCAACTCCATGCCACTCGCGGTAGCCGCTTTGGACATCAGAGCATCCAACTTATCGCTGAGATCCATTAACTCAATAGCTGATAGTGTCATGCCGCTACCCCCGCTTTCTGGATTGCTACCAGCAGATCAGCCAGGTGGCGAGCAGCGCCATTAACCAGCTCTTCGTTTTCCTCAAAACGCCCGGCAGCCTGAAGGGCTGCAATCGCTTCCCGGACATTACCCCGGGCGTTACGGATCTCCGCCATGTCAGTGCTTTGCATATCCATCACGTTATTGAGATATTCAATGGCTTTATTAGCCGCTGCATCTGCTTCGCTAACCGTTTCATCAGGCTGTGCCGAGGCAGGTTCTGGCTGAGTAATCTCACCGACTTCGGCCTGCAATGCATTGATCATGCTCTGCACCATTTTCTCGGTGCCAGCGCCCCCCGGAAACGCAATATTGGGGAAAGTTTTTTGAAACTGAGTTTTCAGCATTACGCGGAACTCGTCTGGTGAGCTGGTGGCCAGCTCCAGAGCTTTTTGTGCATATTTGTCAAACGGACCATTAGTAAGTGTCTTCGCCAGGAAGTCGAAAGAATCCTCGCGAGGCAATAACTTCAGGTCGTACTCACTCATTTGCTGATCAGAAAGCGGGGTATCGTAAGTAGCAATGCCGTAGCGTGCATATTCATAATACGGGTCACCTTCATCAGGGCGCGGCAGAATTGCTTTGTTACCTTCAGGTATTGCGCCAGGGGCCGCCGGACGCATTTGCAGGGCATATCGATATGCACCTACAGAGACTTCTGGTTCAGGCGAAGAGCTACCGGTATCCTCCGCTGGTTCAGGTTCGACGTTTTCCGGTTTATGTTCTTCTGGTTGGACCAGGTATTCCGATACATTACCCGCTTTATAGGCTTTAAACAGCTTGCCGATCGCATCTGCCATGTCCACACCCTGTATGGATTTAGCCTTGATCATGTACACGCTGCCATCCGAATCGCTTAACTGGATATACCCTTCTCCGTCCTCAATGAATTGCTTCATTGATGCACCATTACTGAGCGTCACTTCCCCGTCCATATGCATACGATTTTTGATACTGGCAAGGCGATCCGTCAGCGCGCGAGAGTGCCCACCAGTCATCCCCGCTGGAGCAATGGTATCGCGCCCACCAGTGCGATTGAGCTGATCAATCTCCGTCTGCAAACGCTCATTCTCTTCATAAAGAGAATCCGCTTCCGATGCAACAGCGTTAATTTTCTGCTCCAGATCTGCCTTCTGCCCTTCTACCGCTGCCACCAGATCCGCGAGGTCGCTCATGGCATCCTCTTTCTGGTCACTGTCAGCCTGTAGTTGGGTTATTTCATCAACAAGGGCTTTTTTCTTCTTCTGCGCACGCTGGAATTTTGCCGAGTTTTTCTCTGCAAGGTTGGCAAGTTTCATGGTGACCTGCGCCAACGTCATATCACGTCCACTCATCGGAGCAACGGTGTGAGTAACGTCTTTTTTATTCAGTAAGAACTGGAAAGCAACCAGCGTATCGCTATTGGTGATCCGGTTTTCCGCTGTCGGGCTATGAAACAGAATGCTGATAGTCTGACCATCACTGAGCGGAATAATGGCTGGCAAGACCGGCAGCCCGTTAACGTTACGTGCCCGGCCAATTTCAGCGCCGCCGATCGCGCGCGCGCCGCTCTGGGCCACATCCCCCGTTTTATCACTCCCCGCAGAGATTCCGGTACCATTCAGCTTCTGGTTCAATGCCCGGACAAATGCCTGCATGGTCCTGTGTAACTGCAAACGAGTAGAACTAATCGCCTCCAGTAAATCCGTAGCACACCAGTGGATCGGCGTGTCATAGAAGAACGTAGCCTCGATTTCCTCCAGGGTGTTGGATTCCGTCATCAGATAGCGGTCCTCACCGGCCATTAATGCGCGATATTCATCATCAGTCACTGGCGGGGGAAGCACGTCAAGCCCAGGCTTGATCGTCACCCCTTTATTGATATTGAACTGTTCCATGTTAATTTCCTGCTTTCAGTTGCTTAAGACGACGTTTGAGTTCGCCATTCCGTGCCTTTTCGTTATTGAGTCGGCCCGTCTCCTTATCCAGCTTCGCCCGCAAATCAGTGATCTGCTGTTGATTGAAAGACACCGAATTCTGCGCGGACTTATAAGCGGCAACCACCTGAGCATTCCGCTGTTTTGCTTCTTGCAGGCGCTGAAAGTTGGATTTAACTGCCGGTTTCTTGTCTACCGGATTGGCAACACGCTTCGCTTTGGCGATCAGTGATTTCTGGAATTTTGCGGAGTTTTTACGGGCCGCCTGTCCCATGACGGTACCAAGCGTCTTGATATCCGGCGATTGAGCGTTAGGAATAGCTTTTCCATTCAGCCTCACAGACGATATATCGCCAGTATCGTTTACCTGTATGGCAAGAATTTGTCCGTCGTTAAGAACCAGCTTTGCGGTTTTAACTTTAACGCCATCTTTCGTTGTTGCGCGGTTGCTGGAGTCAACCTCAATTACCGTAACACCGGTTTTATTGATCGCCGCGATAAGGGATTTCAGCCCCTTTTCATTAACCTGGTCAAAATCGACCGTTGCATACTTATTTTTCGTCATCTGACACATCCTGTGCGAGATTTATTACGTAACTTCTGCGGATTTGCTGAGTAACAGGGAAAATCCGATACAACGGGTTAATGAACGAGTCGCCATGCGTAACCATGACGTTGAAATGCCACAGTCGCTCTCCTTTACCCATATATTCAGTGGGTATGTACAACCATTCACTGTTTTCGCCCTGTTCAGCCGACGTCAGACAACGTTGTTCGCCTTCAATCACAGTCGTCGGCTTCTGAACATCGCGGATCCAATATCTGACCGTTGCGCCGCGCAAAAACGGGAATTTAGACCGGTATTTGAACGGCACCCGGATGAAACCCGGTTTAATTTCCACATCACCAAGTTCTAAATGCGTGATGTCCTTGCGTTTTAGCAAATAGCGATCGGCTAAGGCTAACGCAAGAGCGCATACACCCCAGCCAATCATTTCCCGCCTCCCTTTTTCACCAAACTTGTAAGAACATTCAGAATGCTATCGATATTCACTCGTTTCATCCCTGAAATCACCTCATGACCGTTATTGCTGGCTATCGTTACCATTAAGTACGTAATTGATAACTCCCAGCCCTCGTGTTGCCCCAATAGGTACGCCACCGCGCCAGCTGTCACTGCAACAAAGATCTCCGTAACCAATCCCAACAAATTGCCAGACTGGCGACCGTCTCGGACATCCATCAGGAACGTGCCTATCCCACCAATTACTGAAAGCAGGAGCGCAATAGCAACTGGAGCTAATTCCTGTGTGTCAAGCACAAGTTCCCTCCTACGTTGTCAGGAGGTAATGGTATGCAAAGTAACTTCTCAACCGGTCATGTTACTTGACATCCTCCACGTCCTTTAGAGCGTGGAGGATGTGTGCGCCCAGCATGGGCGCGATCTTGGAGGTGAAAGCCCTCCCGCGAGCTGACCACAGCGAGCGAAAGGAAGTGCAACTGCGTGAGGGCGACCGGGCGTGGGGAGGAAGCACGGAATGAACCCGTGAGCCGATGAACAAGAATCGGATATGAGGCGCGATGGAGCAAGGCGAGCAGGCACATCACTGCGAAGCTTTCGTGACAAAGTCGCGTAGATCCGACGGTTGTGCGGGGAAGGATCGCGTTCTTACCTGGGGAGTTCTCGCCTCATGCCTGAAAGGGCAACGTCGTAAGACGGAGCGAGAAGTCAGCAGAGGCCGTAGTAGTCAGGACTCCGACGAAGGGCCGAACGAGAAGGAAAGCCAAAAGATATGACTCTTGACAGAACATTGCGTCAGAAGCCGGGGAAGCCCGGTACGGACCTGCATGCCGGGTGGTGTGGCAGGGGCGCAGCCTTGTGCTCCCCCCCTATGCCGATCAAGCAGAACATTGTGCTGGGCCTCTGACGCAGCTCCTTGATGGTCTTGGCATCGTGCTTAAGTGGATTGGTGTCGTCTCTGATAGGCTCATGGAGGCAGAATGAAACTCAAAAATCCGGGACAGCACGCAAAACAGGCTGCACAAAAAGCGCAGGTTGCGTAGGAGTGGAATCCCGCTCCCAAAAAATGGTGCAGAAGTTGCGGCAGTGGTCATCCGACGCATTGGAAAATAACAAACCCGCCGTGACCAGAATCGGAGGCCTGAGGGAGTGACCGTAAAACCGGATAACCCAGGCAGCAAATACCCGCTGGATGAGGCATGGTTCCGGCAGATAATACCGAAAACCGCCAGACACACTGGATAATCAGTAGAAATAACCCATTAAAATCATTATAATAATTGGGCACATTATTATATTATGCTGAATAATAGAGACATGAATATTAATGAACTTAAAGACTGTATTCACTATGAAGTAATCGGTAGCGAGCGTCCTTTCTCCTGGCGAAAGGCAATTGTTCGCGCAATAAAACATAGAAGAGTTCGTTATTTATTTTGGTGGCGCATGGCCAAATACCTTTTTGATAAAGGCGGATACTGTCGGAAGATTGCGGGGAAAATAGAACGTTTAATTCTTGATAAATATAATGTAACAGTCCCTTTAACTGTAAATATAGGGAAAGGCTTTGATATTTCTTATCTCAACAGTGTTGTTATCGGTCACAAAGTAACAATCGGTGAAAATTGTTCAATAAAACCAGGGGTAACTATTGGGCTACGTGGTGATTTTAATGATATGGATATTGTTATAGGACATAATGTGACCATTGGTTGTAATGCCACCATTCTTGGTGGCAAAGTGCGTATAGGAAACAATGTCACAATAGGTGCTCATGCATTGGTATTGCATGATATTCCTGATGATTCAACATTCATCACTAAATTTCAGTCTGAAGTTATCTGCTCGTCCTCCCGTACATAACCCTGATTCATCAGCTCTGGCCATACGATATCCGGAGCTGTACTGGTGTCAATTCTACTCACTAATACTCTGTATTTTCTCCAGGAATCCAGTTGTGAATTTTCCTCGTTTGTTGCTATTTCAAGATTAACTGCATCCTGCAGAATTGCGATGTTATCTGTTGCCTCCTGGATCAACCTTGCCTTTTTCTCTTCCGCTTCCCGTATCCGAAACAGTTTTTCTGCTTCCTCATCCTTCACCCAGGATACGCCGTCCCACTTCTGATATTCCCCTGCTGGCGACAACCAGGTGACATTCTCTGGTAGCGGTCCGGGTTCAGAAATAAACAACGCGTCCCCCGATGCCACGTCATAGACCGTTTTACCACGATGGTCTTCAACAATATTCCACGATTCATTTTCACTGTTAAAAACTGCCACAAAGCCAGCAGGAATTTCCGGTGGGGCGATATCTGTAGAATTAGCTGGCAGCCCTGTATGAGGTGGAATATATGCGTCACCTTCACCAATAAACTCATTAGTTCCGGCCAGCAGGTTATAAATTTTTACAGTACGTGATTGTTCACTCATTCTGAATGCCATTATGCAAGCCTCACAATATAATTAAATGCGATGTTTTTAACGGTGTTTTCCGCGTTGCCAGCAGCGTTAACGGTGATGGTATGTCCATGTGAACCAATCGCAACAGAGTGCGTATGAGCGCCAATACCAACAGTGTGTGCATGTGCCCCAGCACTTGTAGCGGTGCCTGATACTGAGTGGGTATGTGCGCCAGAAGAAGGCACAGTTCCATTCCCCACCACCGTGCCACTTGATGAACCATCCAGCCAGTCGAAATTCATACCGCCACTGTTTGGTCTCCTTAATGGCACGGTATGAGTATGTGCGCCAGCACTATTTGCAGTACCAGATACATTGTGGGTATGTGCACCTGTGTTATTCGTTGATTTAGTACCGTAATCAAACGAAGATGTGGTTTTCGTACCCAAATCCGTATTGGATGCGCTGGCGCTGTGGGTGTGCGATTTAATGCCATCCTGTTCCAGAGACAATACGTCCCGACCACTGGCGGGTTTGCCCTTGATTGTCCAGCCACGCATATCCGGGATCACGCCTGACGGATAAGCGGCTGCAAGTTTCGGGTATGCAGATTTGTCAAAAGTCTGTCCCTGCATCAGGGCGTAACCAGACGGCACAGTATCTGATGGCCACGGCAGCGGAACACCAACAGGAAGGACCTCAATATCCCCGGAACCATCAAACGAAACGTTATTAATTTTACGGGCTGTTTTCAGCTTTGTTGCTGTCGCAGCATTGCCGGACAGTTCACCAGAAAGGCCAGCACTGAATGTCTGTTTCGCGCCCCATGTCTGAGCTTCGTCGATAATTGGCACACGTCTTGCTGTGATCGTGCGGCTTCCCGGATTTCCTGAAATACGCACCATAAAAAAGCGGTAGTTGGCTTTACTTACAGTGCTGCGCCATACATGCATTGAGCGTCCCGTACCGGTATCATCACTTGGGCCAACAGCGATGTTTATCAGGTTGCCATCAATAACGCCCCAGTCCATACCGTCGGGAATATTGGTCATATTATCAAGCCGAACGGTTATCAGACTGCCCGGAACAAAGTCGTAGGTCTGCCAGTCCAGGCTGGTGAGCTTTGCCACAGCACCGCCGATACCCAGATTCAGGGGAAGTGAATACGAGGTGTAGACTTCCCGCCATTCGCTCCACGAGCTACCGGTATAGACGCGCTCAAACGTGCGACCTTTAAGGGTTGCACCTGTTCCGGCAGTTGTATAACGCTGCCATACGTTAACACCATCAAAGCGCCTCAACACCTCCAGAATACCGAGGACTGTCACGCCGTTTCCGTCCAGTATTGGACCGTTGGTCGCTTTACCTGTAACGCTGTAAATACCTGGTGAAGTCACATCATTCAAATCCCCGTCGTAATAACGACTCTCTGACTGATGACCGACTTTTAACCACGGTTCCCACTGCGGATTTGATGCATCCCAGCTTGCCGCAAGGCAGCGGACATACATATTTCCGCGGCGAGTGGTATAACGTTGCGTTCTTCCATAATTCCCGCCTTCGAGGATCTCAAGCATCCCCTGAGCAAAGCCGCCTTCCTCTGGATAATTGCGTTCATATGAAGCTATAGCCGAGCTACTGTTACGCCATAAACCAAGATGTTCGGCGGCTCCAAGCGTATTCAGGTCTATAGTCGTACTCAAAGGGCGGGTAGCTGATTGAGTGTGACGCCATATGCCCCACGGACCATCAGAGCCATTCCACTTATTGGCGAGTCTGCGTATGTATACATTGCCGTCTCTCGTGGTAAAGCGTTGCGTACCTGCAAAATTTCCGGCAGCAAATACCTCAAGCACACCGACAGCATTATCTTCCGGGAAATTTTTCTCCAGTGTTGCGTTGGTGGATGTTGCTTTGGACCAGACACCAAGATAAGCCTCAACGGGACCGAAAGTATTTAGGTCAGCATCAATAGGCATTTCACCGTTGTTTTTCTCAAACGTCAGACTGGTGACGCCAAGGTTCTCAGGTGTCAGCGTTATGTCTGCCGAACCATCAAATGAAACGTTGTTAATCTTCCGTGCTGTTTTCAACTTCGTCGCGGTATCGGCGTTCCCTGTCAGCGCCCCGGTGATCCCGCCGTTAAAAGTCTGGCGTGCACTCCATGTGTTAGCCGTGCTCAACAGGGGGATCTTTTCACCGCTTGTGCCGAGTTCTCTTAAACCAAGGTATTGGATAACAGCAAGGACGCTTGTTTTGGCCAGAATATCGCGACCGACTGACGTTAAGTCAGTCTGAGAAACAGTGTCTGTACCGGTAAAGTACGGCAATTTATTTGCGCCTGTAGCAAGACCCGCAAGCGCGGTTAAAGTTGCATCCAGAGGCTGTTTGCCTGCCAGCGCATTTGTCATTGTTGTCGCAAAGTTCGGGTCATTACCAAGTGCTGCGGCAAGCTCATTCAGGGTATCAAGAGCTTCTGGTGATGAACCAACCAATGCGGATATGGCAGCTCTTACATAAGCGGTCGTAGCAATCTGCGTGTTATTCGTACCCTGTGCAGCGGTTGGCGCAGTAGGTATTCCCGTTAATGCAGGACTTGCTAAAGGAGCTTTAAGAGCCAGAGCATTGTTGATAGTTGTGCTGAAATTCGGGTCGTTATTGATCGCAGCAGCTATTTCTTTAAGCGTATCCAGTGTGCCAGGTGCACCGTTGATAAGTGCCGTTATAGCTGCCTTAACAAAGGCTGTATTTGCGATCTGCGTGCTATTTGTACCTTGCGCTGCCGTCGGCGCGGTTGGCGTTCCTGTCAGACTCGGGCTTTCTATTGGCGCTTTGGTATCAGCAAGATCTTTTACAGACTTAATGGCTTTAGGGGTAGCCGCCATTGTTTCGCTGTCGCTGTTAGTTTCGCTACTGAGCTGAACTAATCCCTTTTGCGTTGTGCTTGCATCCTGCGCCGTATACTTGCTTTTCGCCAGATCGTAGGCTTTTTTAACTGCCAGCGAACTTGCAGCAACATCACTTCTGCTACTGGTTACAGAGTCTGAAATATCAATGCCGATCGTGCGGTTAATACGCTCGGATGTATCAATCATCTCCTGGGTAATGGCTGATACGCCAGCAGGGATATTCACCGTACAAACAAGCAGCTCCCCATCTCCTAACTGATATGAATCGGTATAGGTTCTGGCAACAAATTCAGCCGCATGAATATGTGACGCGGTATTAACCTGATAGGTATCCTCTCCAAGGAGGTATCTTCCCTTCAGCACAATTGCATATTTCTTGCCTGCACTAAGTGCAAGAGAAATATCCTTACGGTGCTGAATAGTTACCTGGTAGAATTCACCAATATCCACTGACGCAGCGCCAGCAGTTTTATCACCATCCACTGAGGTGATTAACAGGTTCATCCCACCACCAGGCTTCGGCAGGAAACCAGCATAAAATCCAGGGTCAACAATTCCCCTGAATTTTCGGTTTAGCGCGGCTGACAGATATGGTTCGTGGTATTGCACATCAGCCACCAGAGCCAGTGACTCAGGCGATGGGTAAGTAACTGATGTAACAACTGTAACGTCATTCATCAAGCATATCCTTATGCTGTAGTCGTGTTTATGGCCATAACTGCGGTATATGTTTTGCCCACATACAGCGAGTCTTCCTGGACACAAATAATGGCGATTGGCTTGTTCTCGTTATCTAGAACAACCAGAGTGTTGAATGGGTAGTTTCTCCCTTCCTGCAACTGGCTTTGATCAAGGTCCATTCGGACAGTAATTATCCCACCAGAGTAGGTTGGGACGAGGTTTATGGTGCAAAATTGACTGGTCAGTTCTGCCAACTCGAAAGCCTTTGGCAGTTCTCCAATGTCATAAGTACCATCTTCATTTTTGGTAACCAGTGAACTGGTACCGAAAACGGCCTTGCTGATTAAAAATCGAGAGCCTTTGTTAATGGACGATTCAGCGCGCCGCTGATAGTAATAGTCCAACAACTGACTCTTATAGAGGTTTGTTGAGACGTCAGACATGATTTTCCCTAATCAATGTTGTGAAGCCTCATTGTAAGAGAAGTAACTTGTCACCCCGCCCTACGGACGGGGTGATTGTCAGGCGTCGCTATCCAGCAACAAATCATCTGCGCGTGTGCGATCAAACGTAGGTGTCGCTTTCACAATAGTGCCACCAGGCGTTGCGGTGATCGGGGCGCTAATCGACGTAACTCCAGTAAGCGAAGTTGTATCCGAAGTTTCAAACCAGCAGAATGCTTTTTCGGTATCAGAAATCTCGTTCAAAGTGATCATGTCGGCCTGTTCATTTACAACAACCGACAAATAGAGCGTAAGCCCATCAAACACTATATGCAGTGGCAGTAGAGGCTTTACGAACTGATTAAACTTTCTGAGAATTTCTTCTGTAATTGCGGACTGATCTATCGTGCCAGTAATACCCATTGTCCTGGCCAGGTCGTTTATGGGAATACTGATCATCCCTCTGGAAGTCAGAAACATCTCGCCGAATGTGCCGCCGGTAGTCTCCAGTGTGCTTTCTGGTATTAGAACTGTGCCATAGGGATGACGCTCAAGGTCCACCGGTGCATATATCGGATCCCATAAAACAGAAATACCGTTAAATTCGCGGTAAATTGTCTGGTTTATAGGACGTTCAGTTCCCTTAAAGTGGATCTCATCAAGCCGCTGTTGTAACAACATCGGAACGGAAGATGAGTTCGAGGTTCTGATAGTAAAGAACTGGCCAAGTTCATTTGTCCTGGTCTCCAGATCCTCCTTGCTCATGGAGAAAATAGACTTCCGGTTGGTAATTCGCTCCAACCATGGGTCAACAAAGGTGTCCATCATTGACTGAACCAAATCAGCCAATGATTTATAGAGCAATGACTTTTGCTTAGCTGATGTAAGCCGGTTATTAAACCAGGAACGCTGCATCACTCCTCCTCATACGAAATATTAAAGGTGGAGCTTTCTGTATCCAGATAAACGAAATCGTAAAAGCCGTTGGACTCATTCCACTCGACAAATTCAAGATAAAAGTCGCGGAAATAACCCAGCGTTTCGATAAACGCCCAAACGTCTTTTTTCTTAATCAGGATGTACTTTCCGACGCGGCTCGGATCAAAGAAAGTTGAGTCGCGCCCAAATTTTGTTTCCAGTGCCGACTTCAGCTCATCGGTCACATTCTCAATGGTCAGGCTTGCCGATATCCGTCCGGTGATGGTTATCTTAAATGGTAGTTTTCTGACCTCTTTATAAGAGAATTTCTTGTTCAGTTCATTCGGTACCTTCTTAAAGGCAGTCAGGATCATTTCTTCAAGCTCTGACTGGCTTTTATTTGGATGCCATCCTGAAATAAATATCTTATTGATATTCTGAACATTATAAGCACCATCTAATTTCTCTTGCTGGCCTTCGCCCCATGCCTTTACCCAGGACAGCCCCGGGATGTTACGAACCAGAAAATACGTATAGTCCCCGCCCCATACGACCTGATCATCATAGGCAAGGTAATATTGTGCACGGTTACGTGTGATCTCCGTTGTTTCAGCATCGGTACCTGCGGTTATAGGTGTCGTTGTCTTAACTGAAATCAAATTAGCTAAATTAGCCGCAGAATCGACAGGCGTCAGGTTTTGGCCAGCAACCAGGGTTATATCGCCGTTGGTGCACCATACCTTAAGCGTAATTGTCGAGCCTTCTGGCGGTATTTGCCCAATTAGCCCATCGCCGAATCGGACACCCAACTGTTCGGATGGTTTATAAAACTCAACGTAGACCTGGCTTTTACTACCAGCTAACCGGAACATTGTGCTGGAAGACCACTGCGTGGTCTTACCATCGGTCGTCACGAATACTTCCAGCTTATAGCAGACAGCAGTGAGAGCCTTTGATAACACGACTTCCAGAAATTCTTTGGCAGCCGTAACGGTATATGTCACCTCCTGGATTTCCAACTGTGCCACTTCTACCGTACCGGTGCCGTCAACCAACCTGCATACATCCATAGTCATGTAAGGGTACTGGTCGTCAGATATTAAAGGCATGTTTTTGGGAATTACCGCTGGGGCATCTTCACTTGTGGCGGTGATCTCAATCATCCCCGATGACGGTGTTGGCTTGGTACCAACGTAACTATTCGTTTCTGCCGCTGCCAGGATAGAGGAACGCCGCGTCGCGGTCGATATAAAGCCTTCAGCCAGCGCCGCATCGGCATACTGAAAGCACCTGTAGACAATCTGGGTAATAAACAATGTCAGCATCGAGACAAATTGAGAGCCGACAAACTTCGACCAGAATGAATCTTTCTCGACAAGCTCTTCAAACTCTGCACGAATACTGTCTTTAGTCGGTGTTGTTTTACTCATAGCACCACGTCCTGTGTGATAGTTATATCCCTGATACGAATGGATATTTTCAACTTATCAAAAGCATCTCCCTCGGCTACTGACAAGCCAGAAATCGGTATGTCAGGTAAATCTACCGTCAGTTTTTGCAACAGCATTGCCTCAACCGCAATTTGAACATGCGACAAGTTGGTCGGTTCGTGTTTAAACTGCGGTAAAACATTGCCCCATGACGGATCCCCGTATACCTCACCCTGATAAGTGTTTAGCCACTCATATAAACGAGCGCCCCAGGCCTCCTCCTGGGACTCATACGTTTTTACGCCGGATAACTCCAGCGTCAGCAAAGGATCAATTTCGTTATTGTTGGCCATCAATCAACTCTCGCGTAGTCATTCATCAACGGATCATCAATTGACAGTGGTACCGTGCGCATAACGCCCGGCTGAGGCGTGCTGACCTTTACGACAGTTCCCTGGCCTTTCGCTGAGTCTTTGGTGTGCTCTTCAATCCTGGCAAGCAATGAGGTCATCTGCGCAAACAGCCGCTTCGTTTCACCATCAAGTGAAACGGTATTATCAGCCAACTGCATTGTCGGCTTGGCACCGGAGCCACCAAGGTCACTAATAACCTGTCCGTCTATCTGCATACGACCGGTTGGTTGCTGCAAATCGTTGGCGGCAGTCGTCACCTGGGACGTGGAGGCTGGTTGAGGAGAATTATTTGAGCGCATTCCCCGGGCATTAATGAGTTTGTCATACAGTCCATCAATCCCCATTTGTGCGCCGAGCTGGTCAAAGTAACTTGAGTTGTTGGCCACCGGACGTGCCTCTTCAACTGGCATAGGTGTATCAACATACACATTGCCAGCTGCTGTTGCGGTCCCCTTCCCTCGTGCACGTTCTTCTAGCGTTCCCTGAACGACTTCCCGACGCATCCCCCGGCCATTCATGAATTTGTTGACCAGATCGTTAACGCCAACAGCATTGCCGATTTTGTCGACCAGACCGCCTTTCTCAAACGGGCTATCACCAGGGGTAAACGCCAGGCCAGTATACTGATCGATAACAGCGTTATCAGGCAGTGGTCCCCTCACTCCATATTGCGCCCCACCCTGTGCTCCTGCTCCAGGTGTATAGATTTCACCACCTAAATAGCGAGCACGATGAGTATTGACCTTGATCGCGTACTCACGGTTTTCTTTCGATAAGTCACCTGTGCCTTTTTTCCACTTATTAATAGTGCCAAACCCAGCATTATATGCAGTGATGGCCTCGTTTAAGTCTCCATTGGCTTGCTTCAGATACTTGCTCATGAGAAGAGCCGCAGCTTCTGCCGATTTCACAGGATCAAACGATTCACCTTCAGCTAAGCCAGTCTCTTCACGAGCAATCCCCGTGAACTGAAACATCCCCAGAGCACCGGTTTGGGATTTTGCATACGGATTACCACCAGATTCAGTTGCAGCAATCGCGTAAAGAGTGCCTTCTGGAAGACCGTATTTATTCTCTAGTTCGGCAAAATACGGAGCCAACTTATCGAGATTTGCCTTACCTTCAGCGCCAAGACTTCCGACTTTTACATCTAAGTTGCCATTGTTGTAAGTATCCGCAGCTTTCTGAATGTCATTCCTGGTGCCAGTGGTATTAAGCGACGATGATGACGAGCTATTTTGACCAATAGCTTTATCAATTTTCTGCAACGCGCTATTGCCCGTTTCTACGGCATTTGCATTGATAATCTGATTGGCAGTTTGTTTAACTGTTTTATTGCTATCTTTCGCTGTGTCCAGTGCCGCATTTATCACGCGGGTAGCAATATTACTCTGTTTGGCATCGGATTCAGTTTTAGAATCAGACGTCTCCTGGTGGCTATTAACCGGAGCTTTTAACTCTGGAGTGATTTCTTTCGCATTAGCCTCGCCGATCGGATTGGGTATTTTTGATATAATCATTGCCGCAGGGGTATTTTTAACGGCATCAACCGCTGCATCTAATGCTTTACCTGGTAAATTTTTAACCCCATCCCAAATATTACCAGCCGCCTCTTTAATGTGTTTCCCTGGGTTCTTAATGAAATCAATTGCACTATCAATTGCATCACTGAAAACCTGTTTCAGGTTATCGACAGTAAAGAAGTCTTTGATGGCATCCAGCTTTTCAAGCAGCTTATTAGATGTATCGCTAAACCATGCTGAAACAGCATCACCAATCTTTGCTGTGTAATCATCGAACTTGGTAGAAATGGTGTCGCCAAGGTTAGAAATATATGTTTCTAAGTTGGTAATCCCACTATCAATGGCCTGGGCAATACTTTCCGTCGAAAATGATTGCAACATATTGCCGATATCCTCAAATCCAAGTGATTTGAGAACCTCACCAATGGCGCTGCTAATACCAGATACCAGTCCCCCCATATCAAGAACATTAGCTAACGTATAAGCGGCTTTTTGCTGGAATGATGGATCTTGTCCTGATTTAAGCCCAAACGCTCGACGTTGCGCTTCTGTATCATTCCAACCGGTTACCGCATCATAAATACCTCCAGCCACTGTGCCGACTAGGGGAATTGCGCGTAACGCCCCTTTACCAACTGCCTTTAATCCAAGTTTACCTGCTGCCCGGGCAGCCAAATCTCCGCCTTCATGGGCGAGAGTCTTCTTGCCACCACCGCGTAGCACTCCTACAAGTTTCTTTGCCCCCAGAGCGCCAAAAGCGAGTGCTCCAGCTTTTTTCAGCATGCCACGCCCCATTAACAACGACGCGACGCCACCGGCCCCCTTCCCTAACAGGCTAAATAGTTTGGACAGCAAGCCGCCCTTCTTTTTCCCGGTGTTTTTGGCTATCTGATCAAGGGCGCGGAGAATCTTGTCATTGCCCTCTTTAATTTCGCTGGTCTGCTCCTGAAGTTCCTGAACCGTCCGTTTTTGGGTGTTAACCTGAACGACATCGGCACTATTTTGCGATTTACGCCTAAAAAAACCTTTTCTACGGCTGTTATCGTCATTGCCACGAATCACATCGGCAATAGACTTTCTGGCACCATTAAGCGATCCACCAACTTCTTTTGATATCCCGCCAAGCTCCTTCCCTGCTGCCCACAATGGACCAGCAACGGCATAACCTAACGCATCGACGGCACGAGTCTCTGAAGGGTTACCTATGCCTTCAGCTACTTTTGACAGTTTTTTTAATAAACCTGATTCAGCATTTAGACGCTCATCATCCTCTTTGCGCCTGGCCTTTTCAGCACGTTCAGCACGGGCATCTTCCGCTGCGGCCTTACTCCCTGACTTTCCAATAAAACGACCACGCGCATCGCGTTGGTTTTGGCTTTTTTGCGCACCGCCTTTTTGACCGAACATTTCGCGAGCGTGTTCGGCTGCTTCGGTCCGTTGCGCCTTTACATCTTCTGTTATAGCCTTCCTGCGTCTTTTTTTACCCTTTGGTGTAGTTGATTTGGCCTGCTGTTCCTGTTGAGCAATGCCCTCCTGAACTACACGAGAAACGTCCCCTAAATTAAGCCGTTTCATTGCGTCAACAATAGGGTCTACTGATGGCGCATTGGCCACAAAGTCTGGCCGGGAATTTTCGATTGTTCGATTTAATGCCGACACACTGCGAGATACTGGGTCAACCGTTGCAACGCGTTCCCCTTTCAAATCACGAGCGAGTTTGACCGTTTCTAACCGCTGTGCTTTAACATCCTCTGTTATTGCCTCTCTTCGTCTATTTGGGGGATTGTGCGCTGTTGGTGCAGCCTGCTGTTCACGGTTAGTGACTTTGTCCTCCCGTATACGAGAAACGCCCCCTAAATTAAGCCGTTTCATTGCGTCAACAATAGAGTCCACTGATGGCGCATTGGTCACAAAGTCAGGACGTGAATTTTCGATTGTGCGATTTAATGCCGACACACTGCGAGAGACAGGATCAACTGTAGCAACTCGCCCCCCTTTCAAATCTTCAACGGCTTCCCGAATACCTGCAAGCTCTTCCAGCTCTTTTGCGCTGGCGGTTTCAACCGTCCTTATCACATCGTCAATGTTGGCGTTTTTTCTTTCCATGATCTTATCGCCTACCGCTTCGGTTTAAGTTTTTCTTCCAGTTTCTCCAACAGGAAAAACGCATAGGATTCAGTGAGCCTTTCAGCGTCCTGAATCGGTATACCCCCATACAAAACCAGGTTGGACACTAAGGTCTGATAGCTTTTCAATCCCCACCTGTGGAATGAAGTCGGTAGCCCGAAAGGGCACCCACAGACGGGTATACGCACCCTCTGTGGACTCCTTTGTATCCTGGTTTGGGCATTTGTGCGGCGGGAGACGAAGACGCATTTCGCCTTTATCGATGTAGCACGGTAAACCATGTTCGAGCTTTTCATGAGCCAGCCGGATGTGTGCAGCCAGCTTCATAAATTCAGTATCAATGGCCATCCGTTTAATCGTTTCATAACGACGCTCAGCCTGATCTTCACGAGTACCGCTAACATCGTTATAAAGCTCACACTGATAAGCGAATTCCCAAAAACGCAAATCAACGATCGCTTCTTTGAATTCCGCGTCGTCTTCAGGTGGCAATGCTGCACGGCGCATCTCCAGCATTTCCATTGCCCAACCATCAAGCGGCACGATACGCCATTGATAAGGTACTCCCTCTACAGACACCTCAATATCGTCAATGAAAGGTTCCACTTCCAGGACCTGGATATCTTCAGCCAGAGCATTCATATCGCAATCGTAATAATGCTCTTTACCGCAATGTTTACAGGTGTAGGTGAATGTCTCGACCGGTGTTTCACGGGAGCCGGTAAATATCCACCATAACGCGGTAATCCGGTCCTGCGCCGTCCATGTCAGGGGATCATGTTTCGCGGGTTCAGCCAGCAAGGCTTTTAAATACGCCGTTGTCTGTTGTTCTTGTTCCTCCAGTGTTATCGAGTTGAAACGCATCGCATCAGCAATATTTGGCTGACGGAACTGGATCAATTCAGTTGGCCGCGATGGTAGCGGGAAAAGGGGTAAAAGCATCCTTGCTCCTTAATTCAAAGAGAAAAACTAAAGCCCAGAAGGGAAGCCAAAGAACTTGAGGATTGGTTAAACGTGCTGTGCAATGCGAAGGTCATTGGGAATGACTTAAATTCCGTAACCTGATCCCGCGCATAGGTGACATCGCCGGTAGTGACCGGGAATACCGTCATCTCATTTTCCAGTTTGGTTAAACCGGAGGACAGCAACCGATAAATACGCACATTGAGCAAATATTTAGACGGTATATTCCCGGTACCGTCCGGATTGATCACCCGACTTTTTGCCGTCTTAAACCAGTCCAAAACGAGGCCATCAACGGTATCCCTGACCATCATTGTTATCTGCCCAGGCGAACGCTCCGTTGGCTGAAGGATATTCCCTCCGCCGATTTTAATCGTTTCATATTCGATGCTGTAATCGTGGTAGGTAATGTCTTTAGCAAAGAAGTCTGCCCCCTCCAGACCATCAACTTCGACAGAGAACTGCCATCCTTGCGCGAACAGCATTTTGTTCATGATGATTGACGTCAGCTTACCAACTTCCCGCTCACCAACGCCGGAGCCAAATAATGTCGTCGTTAATGCCGAAGATACATAAGACTTTACTGAAGCAACATTAAGCCCCATATCAGCCCCCTCACTTCAACATGGATGAGAAAAGAACAATTCCCGGGATAATTGCCCTTGTTGCGCTCATTTTCTCTTCCAGATCCAGCTTTCGCTGATACAGCGTGTTCTCGTCGGATAAATTACTGGCATCGAGTTTCCCCGCGATAGATATTCTTCGCAGGCGATCAGTGTTAGGTATCGCGATTAGCACTTCCAGATAGTCAGAAAGTAACCCAATGATTTCAGGTGGCACATCCCCATTATCCAGATCCATATCACGCAAATTAGCCAGATATGACACATTCAGTGGGTATACCGCTCGATGGGTATCTTCAAGCTCGATATTCCCATCGTAAACATCGGAGTAGACAAGATCGCCGGTGTGATCTGTAACCGATACGAGCGCAAGAAAATCAACTGGGCAAGCAAGTGATTTACTGGCCTGATCGGTGATGCGTATCCGCTTGATGTGCCCCGCCCTATCCTGGTAGGTTCCCAATGCTTTTCTTAGCAGGGAGTCCAGTAAGGCAGGTTCATCCGCAATCAAAGGTGTGAAGCGGGATTTGACGTCTTCGAGTAATTGTCGTGGTGTCATTGAAACCTCGTAGAATCTGGTGTGTTAACCGATTCTACGAGTAGTCATTTGTTCATTGAGTAGGAATGTTGTTGTCTGGGGGGGTAATCAGTGTAGGTGGAATGAGGAATATGATATGGTTATCACATAATCAGATTGTTTTGAGTAAAACAATAAAACGCCCTTTAATGGGCGTTTTGTTAAAACTTAAATTGACTATCCTTTCAAATACTATTTTAATTCTATGTAATTTTTAAATTCCCTCTCATATTTATACATGATGTTATCAAATCCTTCCATTACATCAACGAATTGTTGTGAACATTCCGGCTTCCAAGGCGTACACTTACGAACCATATCCATTTTATTCTTATCCTTCGTTGTATCGACTAAGGATAGGTACCCTATAAAATTCATCATCTGAACAGGATCTTGATTTGTGAATATATATTTGACGTTTTGCTTAGTAGGTGAAAAAGAATCAAAAGCAGGGAACATATATTCACCAGAAAAAGAGAGTGCAGCATCAATGACGTCAGTTGCTGGAGTGCAGTTGCTCAGAATTGGCACTAACCTAAAATTAGCACCGGAGCACACTGCATATATATCATCCCCTTTTTTTAGTTTTAACAGAGAGTTTTGTTTTGAATCCAACACTTTCAATTTGATATAATTTAGTGGCGTTGCATTTTCCCCTGGAGTAAATAACTCTACAATTGGTTCATTATTCACCATTCTTATGGATTTTATTTCACCATATAGAATTGAAATTGTATTCCATTTTTCCTGAGCGGCAAATTCATTATCTTTAAAATCATTAACCAACTCAGATGGAAAATGATAACCAAATTGATTATTCATTGCTTTCGAGGCAAATCCAGACAAATAGAACACCCTTACTAAATCATAATCTTTTTTTGAAGTAGAAAGCCAATCTGGCAATTTATTATCAGCTATCGCGCTTCCAGCAAAAATAGCACAACAAAATGTTATTACATTAAATAATTTCATTTTCCATTCACTCATTAATCGGTTTAAACTCACTAATCAATTCACCAAGACTATTTGGGTATGCTTTATAAATAACATACTCCGAAGAGCCATCTGAATATTGGTAAACACCATAACAAACCAGTTTATTTATTCCTTTCTGAATAGTTTTTTGATTATAAGAATCAACCACTGTTATTCCATATGACGATAATATTTCGTTATATTCTTCAATAAGAGCTTTTCTTGTTTCCACTGAATTGCAATCTACCTTCGAAAAGTCAACTTCATCAGCAAAAACATTAAATGTTAAAAAGGAAAGCACTAAAAACAAACGAATCAGCATAAATCCACTCCTACGCATGGATTAATAGTCATTGATCGCAAAGGCGTAAACGTGCCCAAGGTATTTCGTATAATCGGTACAAATCTCCTTTACGCTTGATGCTGCATTAACAGTCCCGGCCATAAATAATAACGGTAGTAATAGTCTTCTCATTATAATCTCACCTGCCTTATAACCCATTTAGGGTACATATTTTCGCCTTTAAAAAAAAGAGGTTATTAGATCCATTTGTGCATTTATTGCACAAATAATGCTCTAATAAATTTGTATTTTTAAGTCGCGAATGCTATCTTTTCGCATCATATTGACCTTTTAATCGTTCAGGCTTATAGTTCCGCCGTCGTAGCAAATTCTGCGACCGGGTTTAGCAGCCTGAATACGAATGCGGACAACCGCAGATATCCGATATTGCGGAATTTTTGTGTCCGTAAAACCACGTTACGCCCGAATTATGGTGGGGCGTGATGGGGAGGCTTCGGCCTGCTGGTTTCATTCGTGCCAGTCTGCTAACCCCGTCACGTCCTGCCACCCGTTTAGCAGCGGGGCGCAGGTTGTTAAACCTACGAATGAGGCCGTAACTATGGTTAATGCCAATCCTTGCGCACGCCAAGAATTCATCTGGCGTTTCTATTCCTGTAAAAAACACCACTATCACTTCGTTATCGCAGCAACAGAAGACGAAGCACGCTCTCAATTGCCTGATGGCCCCTGCATTTTTACTGCCCGTTTTTCAACTAACTCGCGCAATTCACTTAGTTACTGGAGCCTCCCCTTCTCTGCCGACGTTCAGGGGGGGTTATGAAAACACCTCTCGTCACCCGTAATGAAATAGCCGAAGCGATCGCCTTGCATACTGCCTGTATGCCGACACGGGAGATCCCCGGCGCAATTGCTAACTATTTCATGATAACCAGACGTTTTTATACCCGAACAGATAAGGCTGTGATCAACAGGCTACTGATAGCCGAGATCAGGGATTATTTGATTGAACAAGGACGTCTACGTTACGCAACAGTGGCAGCAGAAATGAGAAAGGAGGCACATAGAGTGACCGGTAAAAATTTGAATGTTGAGAAACCAGCACCTGTTACGTCAGCTACGCCAACACCAGCCGTGAATGTCATCCCCAACACCGGAGACACAATCGACAGCCAAACATTGTTGAAGATGGTCAATGAGGCACGCAAGTTATGTGGAGAACCAGAGGTTAGAAACAATAAATTCATCGAAAAAATACTCGATGAACTTGAAGGTGAATTTTACACAAAAAGTGCAAAATCCCATGGCACAAGGGCTGGGCGCTCTTTTGAGGTCATCACCATGACCTACAAACAAGCCTTGCGAGTCGCCGCGCGTGAGTCAAAAGCGGTCCGCCGTTCGCTGATCGACAAACTGGAAGAATTGCAGCAGGCAAACTCCCCTGCCCCATCGATCCCCCAAACATTACCAGAAGCTCTACGCCTGGCTGCCGAGTTGGCAGAACAGAAAATGCAGTTGGAACAGCAGCTGGTGGCCGCAGCCCCTAAAGTCGATTTTGCCGACCGGGTATCAGCGGCCAATGGAATCCTGATCGGGAACTTTGCAAAGGTCGTTGGACTTAAGCAAAACGCCCTTTTCTCATGGTTGCGCCAGAACGGCATTCTCATGGCTTTTGGTGCGCGCAAAAACGTACCGCGCCAACAGTACATCAACGCCGGGTATTTCACGGTGAAAGAAGTGGTGCTGGATGATGAAAATGGCTACCAGATACGGCTGACGCCCCAATTAACGGGTAAAGGCCAGCAGTGGTTAACTCGCAAGCTACTTGATGCTGGTTTGTTAAAACCAGTAGCAATAGGTTAACAAAAGAAAAAAACCTGCCAGCAAACTGGCAGGTTTCTGAGCAGATCGTCCAACCCGATCTGGATCGAGCCAGAAAAATTTACTCTAATAAATTTCGTTTTCTAAGTGCAAAGAATCACCATTTCGAGCTGGTGATTGAAGGTTGATGCAAATTTGGAGAAAAAATGCAACAAACATTCAATGCGGATATGAATATATCAAACCTTCATCAAAATGTCGATCCTTCAACCACTCTGCCCGTTATTTGTGGTGTTGAAATTACGACCGACCGCGCTGGCCGTTACAACCTTAATGCTCTACACAGAGCGAGCGGACTCGGTGCCCATAAAGCGCCAGCTCAATGGCTAAGAACGCTGTCAGCTAAACAGCTCATCGAAGAGCTTGAAAAAGAAACTATGCAGAATTGCATAGTTTCGTTCGAAGGCCGTGGCGGCGGCACTTTTGCCCATGAATTGCTCGCTGTGGAGTACGCAGGCTGGATTTCTCCCGCGTTTCGGCTGAAGGTAAACCAGACATTTATCGACTATCGAACCGGAAGATTACAACCTGCTATTCCGCAGAGTCTCCCTGAAGCTCTCCGTTTGGCTGCCGACCTGGCAGAGCAAAAGCAACGGCTGGAGCAAAAAATGCTTATGGATGCACCTAAAGTCGAATTCGCTGAACGCGTTGCTACCGCCAGCGGGGTTCTAATCGGCAACTATGCCAAAGTGCTCGGCCTGGGCCAAAACTATCTCTTCACCTGGTTGCGTGATAACGGAATTCTGATCGCAACCGGTGAACGCAGGAACGTCCCCAAACAAGAATACATATCCCGTGGGTATTTCACCCTTAAAGAAACCGTGATCGATACAAGCAATGGAAGCAGGATTTCTTTCACGACTCGTATAACCGGCAAAGGTCAGCAGTGGCTGATGAAGCGATTGCTTGATGCTGGTGTGCTGGTACCTGTCGCGGCAACGCGCTAACAGACGTAGTAAGAACCACCAGCATTGTAATGCTGGCTAAAGTCACTTTCCTGAGCTGTATAACGATGAGCGATTTTACTTTTTCTGGCTATGAATTGGCCTGCTTTGTAACACACTCCGGTCTATCCCGTAGCGCCGGGCATATCCTGTCGCAATGTGCAAATCTCGCGGCAACAACCAGTGAATACTTCATTCACAAGCCTCACCGCCTGATCGCGGCAGAAACTGGTTATAGCCAATCAACCGTCGTTCGTGCATTCCGTGAAGCTGTAAACAAAGGAATCCTGTCTGTAGAGATTGTTATCGGCGATCACCGTGAACGTCGCGCTAACCTGTACCGGTTTACACCATCCTTTTTGGCCTTCGCACAACAAGCCAAAAATGCGCTGATTGAAAGCAAATTAAAGATCTCTTCAGCGGCAACCAAGGTTAAAGCTGTTCTCGCTAAGACATTGGCTTTATTTAATTTTTTATCCACACCCCCATGTCAAAATGATACCCCCTCCCCCTGTCAGGATGACGTGGCAATAAAGAATAAGAAGTCACAAGTTAAAAAAACAAAAAGATCAGTTTCCGGCGGTGCCGGAACGAGCAGACTCAAAAAATTGACTTCATGGATCGCTGAGACAAAAGCAAAGGCTGACAATCTGCGGTTATCCAAAAAACGCGCACAAAAACATGAGTTCAAGCAGAAAGTAGAGGCGGCAGCGCGGAAATATGCTTACCTGAAGAACAAGCGTTCGCCTGATATTGGCGGGATATCAAACTTCGATAACCTACCGCATTGCATGACGGTAAACGAAGCTCTTAATGCAGTTTTAGCCAAAAATAAAGATAACGAACAATGGGGTATACCGGCGGGATTCAGAGGGTGATAGATTGCTCTAATCTGGAGTCACCTGGCGTTTTCAGTTTGAGGTCGGAGATGCAATCTGATTTTTTACAGTTAGCGATCACTTTTTGCAGGGCATCGTTGAGACATATCCATATATAAAAACCCAAAGCCAGATCAAAACTTGTACTGATAAAAACACAGCTAACCATCACAACTTGTAACGTTTATAATGAGTAAAAGAGTGATACATTGCTACTTTTACATATTTTTTGACTTAATTCATGGATAGTAATGGAGATGCATAATGACTTATGCTGGCACACAAACAGCAGATAACGCCGGGGATACCATGAAATCGTATGCTATTTGGAATAATAAAGGTGGCGTAGGAAAGACATACTTATCTTTCGCTATGGCCTGTGAATACGCAAGGCAAAATCCAGAAAAGCGTATTATTTTTGCAGATATGTGCCCGCAGGCTAACTTATCTGAAATATTGCTCGGCGGTAACGGTACTGGTGCTGCTAACCTCGCGAACTTAATTCAACAACGAAAAACTGTCGGTGGGTACTTTGACAGAAGAACTCGCAGCCCCCACATGCTTACCGGTTCAGAAACAAGTTTCTTAATTCATGTCTCTGAAATTAACGGGCATGTCCCTGACAATGTATTTTTGATTGCAGGCGACCCAAGCCTGGAAGTTCAGGCGCAAGTAATCAATCAGTTAAGCAGCGTAAACTTACCAGTTGACTCATGGAAAAGCATCCACCTGTGGCTACGAGATTTGCTTGTTGCATGTGCACAACAACAAGGTATCGAAGAAACCATTTGCTTTATTGATTGCAACCCCAGTTTCTCTGCCTATACCGAACTATCACTGATAGCAGCAAATGCAATTATAATACCTTGCTCAAGTGATGGTTCTTCGGCTCGAGCAGTGGATAACCTAAGCCAGTTGGTTTATGGCGTTGGAGTACAAAACGATTATCGTTCTGTTAACTTTTACGATCGGTGTCAACAGTTTGGTCTAGCGGTTCCTGTCATTCATTCTCTAGTTTTTAATCGTTCGACAGAGTATGACAAACGAGCAAGTAAAGCGTTTTCGGCAATGTTCGACGAAATCAGGGATAGAGCTGAAAATCTGCGGACGAATAAACCAACAGCGTTCCAAGGCGGAAATTTAAAAACGTTTACTGTGCCAGATAACCATTCCGTAGCTATAGTATCTTCCCATCTAGGAAGACCTCTATTTGATATAAAACCAGGCAGATATCAGATCCATGACACTGAGCCACAAATCAATAATGAACCATTAGAAAGATATGGTGCAGCAATCGAACGTCTTGTTCAGAGTTTATAGTGGCTTATCTCACTCATAATGGCTAAAAAAAGGCTGCAACAGAGGTTGCAGCCTTTTTTATAAAATTACATTAACAGACTGGTAGCGATAGTAAATTATTATTCCATCGATTGTCTGCATACGTTCTAATAAACTGCCTTCCACCATTACCAGGATTAACAACCCCAACTTCTACACGATTACCTGCATTATCTGTTACATAGAATGTATGGAGATTATTATCAATAGCATTAATTACCTGCTCAACAGTCCATTTCCCATTGCTAGTATTAAATTGAGGACTTCCCACATGAGTAATATGCTCATGGATTGATTGCGAGCCGGAGAGGGTAATGCAAGTAATGCGTACATCAGCCATATATACTTCCTTTATTCTATAGATTATAGGAATTGCGCTGCCCAAAAAACAAACAACACAATAACAATAAAGAAACATACACACAACAAAAACTAACGCTATTTATTGATAGATTTGCCTGATGAATGCTAGCTCTCTTTGCTGCCTAGCACTCAAACAAATAACAGAAGAAAGCCCCAGATAACATTACGCGTCCTGCAAGACGCTTAACATTAATCTGAGGCCATATCTATGCTTAGCATACGTAGATTAGCCCTCTCCCCTTTTTAGGAGCAAGGAATTTTTTACTGCTATGCCGCCTTTCCAATTATGGATTCAGCGACCAGAACAACCCCATGCTTACTTCGATCTGGGTGTTCACTCCATATCTCGGATTCAGGAATACTTACCCCGTCATAGCAAACACGTTCGCCGTCAAACGGGTAATACTGAGCGGCATCGGTGTCGAGGATAAACACTTTTAGCTCGGAAGAGCGACGGGCGATGTGTTGCCAAAGAGCTTTTCCACCTTCGTATTGCTCATTATCACTGAGCAAAACAACACCAGCTTTTGAGGCTACGGTTTCGTAAACAAAAGTAGCTAAACCGACATCCCGGACGGTTCCATCAACCACGATACCTTCAATCTGGGCAACATCGCTATCCTCCCAGAACTTCCTTACCAGTACGCCTTCAAGCTGCGGGCGACGTTGAAGTTCAAGAGTAGCGACAACCTTATGGCGCATATCACCATCGATAACAGAAGGCGCAGCCTCTATTACAGCTGCAAATGGGGTTTTGGAATCCCATATAACCTGGTAAAGCACACCCTGGATGGTAACTCCGTCCAGGATCGAAAATCGACGAGCGACAGTACCCGGGGAGTACGACATTGGAATCACAGCCATTTTAGAGTCCCCCTTTAACAGTACAGGCACAAACATCTACCTCAATAATTGTAGTTTATTAGAACATTAATAATCTAACATAAAACTCAAGACAATGTTATCGATGCATTCTTATATAAAATAGTTATAAAAAAAGCTCCCGAAGGAGCTTTAAAATACAAGGGATGACTCTTAATCCCACTCAATCCAGTTGTAGACGATACGAAGTGACGGGCGCACAGCGGCAGTCACATCTTCGGTACTAAAGTCGATTGCATCACTGTAGATTTTGCAGTCCAACATTTCAATTGTTGTAGCAGCTTTTGTCACAGCGTTAACCCCGGAAGATTTGGATTCAGGGGTAGCAGCCATCGTGATATCAACATAGTCCTTCGCCGCAATGCGATCCTTGATGAACTGAAGAATATCGCCTTCGATAGTCTCCACGCACTGGACCTGGATTTCCCCAGAGTTTCGAATTGGTCCGTGCTGGTTGAACTTCACACCATTCGGACCATAGTCCTCCACATCCTCGCGTGTCATTTCAGGGATTTGCGACGTGCGAACCAGTACGCTGATATCTTCATGGCCTGCAAAAGTGAGCTGGAATTCAGAAGATACCAGTCGTTCGCCTTTGGCCGCGTTGGCAGTATAGCGGCCCTTAATAAATTTACGGTTTCCCTTAGTGTTATTGTGCCCCATATAAAATCCTTTTACTGGAACGCCCGAACAATATCGGAGCTGTTATATATCGAAGAACCGGTCAACTGGAGGTTGACGGTGTTTTTCAGGAAATATCCATTACTGTCCCTTGGCGCATCGAGATCAAAACTTAAGTCCTGGATGGCGACATCGGTGATGTTGATCCGGCGACCAATGTTTAGCGTCACGCGCTCCGGGATTCGACCACCAACATTGGCCGCTTTTAGTTCCGGGCTAATCATGGCTGTCAACGCGGCGATAGCGCCTGAAACTTCAATGAATGGATTGTTCAAAGCAATGAAAGTTACAGGCAGCGTGAACGTCGGCGGAGTCCCCCCTTCCCAAACCATTAAGCTATTCCAACGGGCAACCGACGTTGTTTCAGTACCTACTTGCACAAAACCACCCAGAGCACCAGAAACAGATCCCATGGACATACCGGTAAACGGCGCTTCCCAATTCTGGGCCATGTTCATTGCCGCTCCCTGGCTGATATATCCGGTAACCTGGTACTGAGAGTTCGTTAAAGTAACTTTCAGAAATGGCGATACACCGTCAGCCTGGCTGTAAACCCCATAAGGTATAGGTGCCATTCAAGTTAAAGGCCGGAGTTCTCCGGCCTCCTCCTTTAGCCAAGGCGCTTACGGCGCAGTTTCATTGACTTTTTGCGGGCAAGTTTTGCCGCGCCGGTCTGGGCTTTTCGACGCGCTTTTTTCAGCGCCGATTTTTGAGCCGCAGTCAGACGTTTTTTACGCAGGCGTTTACGGATGAGTTTGATCTCACCGTTACGAACAACCTTCTTAAATGCTTCAGTCAGCATTTCATCAGAAGTGCCAGCAACAACAAACGCCGCTTCCAGTTCGTCGCGGTCGTCGCTATCTAAACCAGCGATAGAGGCACCAACATCAGCAGCAGCGTCGTCGTCTTCATCGTCAGCCAGTGCTTCGATCAGGTCATCATCTACACCGCATGCTGCGAGGAAGTCAGCAACATTTGCCCATGCTTCGTTATAGGCATCGTCCTGTTCTTCTGTAACTTCGGAGTCGTCGTCATCAGAGATACCAGCGATAGCCTGAACGAAACCATCAAGGGAGTCGAAAGTCAGATCACCGCTATCAGCCCAGGCGAAAACGGCGTCGGCCGCATCACTCAACGCATTCTGCATAGCACTTCGATTTGCAGCTTCCAGAATCATCTGGTGCGCCTGTTCGACGGTCCATTCTTTACCGTCTTTCCCTTCCAGGATTTGCTCAGGAGCCGGGTCAGATGGAACGTTATCGTTAGTCTGTGCCGCCGGTTCCGGATTATTATTAATAACCGGATCTGTTGGCGGTTCGGCGCTTGCTCGGGCAGACTCCATCAGCTGCACAGGATCAGAGTTCAAAGCGAAACGGGACAGTCCATTCCCCAAAAATGCCCCGGATTGAAAAAAGTTTTTGCTCATTGTATTCCCTTACTTAATAAGCAGCGGTACGCCCTGGATACGACGGGCTACGCCAGTCGGGCAGCAGGCCCAGACTACTTCCCATTTATCGAATTCCGCCTGCGTAACTTTCAGCACATACGGTTCTGTACCGTCAGCATCGGGATCACGAGGAGCCACCAGAGCGCCGGAGGCGACAAAGCGATCTAAAAGTTTGGTCATCCCTTTAGTCAGGCCAGCCGCAGTAATACCGTCCGGGCTATGCTTCATCTGTCGGGCTAACTGGACAAAGAAACGACTGATTGCATTCATCAGGGATGGGACGTGCTGGAAGTGCAGATAGTTATCCTGCGTGCAGCAAGTTAAAGCATCGTCGATGATCATCTGGCCAGAGGTGCCAACAGATACTTTATTGAGACGGCCCTTGACCATTGCTTCTTCGTCCGGGGTATCTTCCGGATACAGCGGTTGAATTGACGCACGAGCAATGACGGCACGTTCTTCACCAGCCGGTGAGTAATGCCAACCGCCGACATCAGAGTTTTTCTTGACGCCACGAGCTTTCGCCGCATACGCCGCGCCAGACAGACCGAAGACCACACGGGATTGGGTCCATTTGTCTTTGCAGGAGAACGGGTAGTGATAGACAGAACAGCTTACATAATCGGTACCAAGTAAACCGGTACCCTCAACAGCTGTTAGTGCTTCTGCGTACCTTAATGTCGGTTTGACATCAAAGAAGCCATCAATCAGGCGATCTGCACAGATTTTACCTAATGCGGTGATAGCCGCATTGTCATAGCAGCCCAGGCCAAGAACAGCGGTGTACATGTACGGCGCATTATTCAGCACTTTAACCGCACGCAGGTAAGCAGCGGTTGAGATTTTCGACTGATCGCCATTGGTACCGCCAGTGAATGCCACCGATTTTTTATTTGTTACTTTCGCTGTAGAAATCAGCTCTTCATTAACAACCGCACGCAGATATTTAGAACGGGCTTCCAGAGCCGTAGGCAGATAACACAAGCGGCCCATGTCATCTTTCGCTTCTTCCGCCAAAGACACAGTGTGTGTCTCCAGGGTCGTTACCACACCGAGCGAAGTCGTCTGGGTCAGTTTTAAGAGGAAGCGTTCATTACCCGCGCTGTCCGCTGTTGCCGTTTCGATGGTTAACTCACGGGTAGGTGAAATACACGGATCACCATCATCAACGTAGATAGCAAAGGCTTCGCCGCTATCAAGTTCAATTTCAGAACCGTATGGCAACGCACTGTTAGCCGGTTCGCCTGATTCATCGAACATAATAATCGGGAACTTCGCATCATCCGGAACAGCACGGACAACATAACCAGACGTTTGCTGAATAGCTTCGTACACATGGCGAATTGGTTCAAACTGTGAGCCGGAAGACGGCTTCAGCGGTTCGCCAAGAACATCTTCGTAATTGGACTCAGTAACCGCAAGAACAGTAAACGGCTTGCCACGCGCAAATACGCCAATACCAGCCCACAAGCTGCTATTTAATGCAACACCGGTAGATAACGTCGCATCGGCATTGATCGGGCTAACCGCGACGCCGGATGCATTACCTAATGACTGTTGAATTGAATATTGAGACATAACTTTCCCTGTTATGCGCCCCGCACGGGGGCGCTATGTTAAACGGAGAACTTCCCCTGATTACTCAGAGTCACCGGCATCAATCGTGTCGCCGCTTATGAAGTTAAGCCCGCCTTTTTTGGCCATTGTCAGCGTTACACGAGTGAAGTAATCAGCGCCGTTGCGTGGGTGCATATCGTTGATAGCCGAACCCCACAGCGTGGTACGGTTGACCAGCGCCGGAGTGGTCGGATGCTGGAACGGGATGGCCGGGACAGCATCACCAGTCACGAAGCCTGCTTTACCCGGATTTTCATCACGGACGTAGCACAGCACATCCATCGAGCTGAACTGAATGTTCTCTGTCGTTAAGTTCTTACAAATACCAGCAGGTACTTCGTACACTTTCACGTTACCGAACAGGGTACCGATGTAGTGAACATACGGAGTCTGGATATAGTCTTCGGCTGGCTGGAAGAAATCCTTCGGCAACTGTTTGAAGAAAGATGCTGCATCAGCACCAGCAAACATCCCCATCGCACCAGAAGATTTAACGCGCTCAATAATGTCGCGATATACAGTCTGGAATTTGCCACGAATGATGGTTGCCCATACATCAAAGGACTGGTTAACCGGCAGAGCGATGTCAAAGGTGTCGGTCGAAAGAGTACGCCAGATCATGATGCGAAGACGCAGCATATCCTGTTCATGAGACAGGTATTCCTTCAGGGTGCGGAACTGTAGGGAACCCAGGTCCAGACCAAATTCACGCTGTGCTTCATACGCCGCCTGTACCGTGTGCTCAGCCGCGATAACGAACTGGCTTGGGAACAGGGTGTATTTCTTCATTTCGTGGTTGATCAGCGGGATCAGCTCAGGAGCGGCTTCAATATTGATTTCCGTCTCAATTGCGATCTCAGTGCCTTTATCCGGCGCTTTGGAGAACGACAGGGCAATCTGACCAATGTTGTAGTTCAGAGAGCAGGTAACAGTGATTTGCTCACCAGCAGCATTAGTAAACGAGTGAAGTAGGCTGCCGGAACCGTTATCAACAACAGACTTAATACGGTTAACGTAGATATTAGTGCGACCTTTTCGGATTGGTACATTCTGGCCTTCGAAGTCTTCCATCTTGAAGGTTGCGGTTTTGCTGGTGCCATCGGAGCTTGCCACCAGCACATAGCGGCGGCGTAACTGGCTGTACACACCGACGGATTGCATGTCCAGAACATCACCAGCAGCATAAGAACCAAAAGAGGAACCTGCCACGTTAAAGACTTCATAGATGTCGGACTGGTCACGCGTAACCGGAATGAAGGTACACGCATCAGCGGTAGCTGCCCCCAACTGAACAGGCAGGATCATCGCGAGGAATAAAGGCAGACGCATAACACCGTCAGAAACGCTCATCATCTCTGCTGCGACGGATTCCAGCATCGCTTTATTAGTGGCATCCATGCTATTGCGGGTGGACTCAATCAGGCAGTTTTCCAGCGTCTGGTGGCAGGAGGCCAGAATTTCCGGACGCGGCATAGATTTATGTGCTGCGGCGTAGTCAGCCAGTGCACTTGCCCACGCTGTAGCGATTTGAGCGGTGGCATTATCAGAGATACCCGCAAAAACCGGGTCTTTACGTGCAGCTTCAAGGATAGATGCGGCACGCGCGGCATCATCTTTAATGAATTGGTTATCAGTACCGAACTGCGCAGTGCTTGCCCAGCCAAGCACAGCTTTAGAGCGTTTTGCGATATCTGCAATACGATTCTGGTATTCGCGTAAGTTACTCAATTTACTCTTCCTTAAACGCAAGGCACTTGTGTGAATCCCTTTTCGGAAGAGATTTTATTGAAAGTCACTTGTTGACTTTCTCGTGACAAGCAATTTTTTTATTTTTTTCGGGAGTAGGGGAGGAAGGTAAAATTCAAGGTGAAATCGTGGCGATTTCACCTTGAAATTTTATAGGTATTTACTTTAAAAACAGTAGGTTAATAGTGAAATTTGAATGGCGAAAGTTTAAGGCTTCGGCTTTTTATCGAGGCTCTTTCTAAGGATATGCCCAATCATCCTGTCGAGTTCTTCCTGTAGCTCTTTTGAAAGTCGATTAAACTCATAAGAAAATGCACGGCCTTTCACGCGCTTCCTTGCAAAGCGATCCTTGTCCTCAAATTTCCATAATTCAGTAACTACGGACTTATCTTTAGAACCTTTATCCGTGAGTAGTGAGGCTTCCTTTGTTATCAAGCGCAGGATTTTATTTTTAACTTCATCTTCGGCCATTTCTTCAATGGATAAGATGTCGTTTATTTCCGGGGATATGTTTTGAATAAGCTGATCAAACTCTAAATTCTTGTTCCCCATTTCGTCGCCAACAGCACAAAGCGTTTTGTAGTCCGAAAAGGTTAATTCCGACTGCACAGGGAAAAGGGCGACTAATTCTTCCGGAGCACTCGCAGCCTGGAGAGCACGCGTGACCTTCGCCTGAGACAGCCCTTCTTTGGCTGCAATATCCTTCTGACTCATCCCATCATTTTTCATTCGCATCAAACGCAGACCTATTTCTCGAATGCTGTGCTGCAATGCTGTCTGAACGTCTTTCGCTAAATTTTGCGCTTCCTGAACGCTGATCTCCTGGTCCGTGACTAAAACCCGCAACCCTACGTTCTCTAAGATGGCAGAAGCTCGACGCCGGGAACCATCCAAAATTTCAATTTTCCCTGTAGCCCGTCTAACACCTATTGCAGGGTAAAATTGCTGATGCTTAATAGTGCTTCGGATACTTTTTAATGATTTTGGCGTAAGAGATGCCTGGTCACGCCCGTTGTTATGCTGATCAACAAAGGTATCGCTTTCTACCTGGTTCGGAGGTATTACCTCTTCAATAAATGTGGCCTGGCGACCAGTTGATAACTTGAATACCTGCTCGACTCGATCGCCAGAGGCTGAAGAACTATCAAATCCGCTTAATATTGAAGGATTAAGGGTTCGCCCAATTGTTGGTCTGTTTTTCTTTGACATGGGGGTTTCTTACTCCTCAGTTAGATCTGATAAATTCAATACGGTCAAAAACTGCTTTAGCAAAATCTTCCGCGGCAATTCGCGCGTTCTTCAATGCATCAGCACTACCAACATACGTTGCCGGGTTAGCTGAAATAACAGTGTCAAAAGACTCGCCGCAGCGTTCAAAACCGTCAAGGCGAGGGAGGACGACATCAAGCATATCCCCACCGAACACTTCTTTAGCCAGGCTATGGCAATACTTATGATCTGCCTTGTTACTCAACTTGGACATAAAACCAATGTTAGTCGCAAGCTGGCACTCGCAGCCTTCATCCGAAATGAGTTTTACCAACTCAGGAAGGCGGGCAACGTATTTAAGCGATGAGTGGAAATCGACAGTTGCTGGCGGCAGAGGTGTAAACAGTATATTGGCCGAGGCCAAAGCATTTTTCAGGAAGGCGTCAAGGTGAGGACCACTATCAACGAGGATAAAGTCATAATCGCTCTTCAGCTTATCAATCACATTTTCTTTCAGGACAGCATGGATGTTCTGACCCGGTAGATGCTCATTGCACAGCTCTCTCCAATCGGATGCAATAAAGGCATCGTCAATCGACGCAGGCATAACGTCAACCCCAGGTACAACAGAAGGAACAATAAACTCCTCTAACAGCTCTTCACGGCTTACATTCTGCAACATAGCCTGTGCAGATGTTGCGTTTACGATACCAATAGAGTGTTTATGGCTTAAAAACATCGTTGCTGAAGATTGCGGATCAAGGTCAATAACCAGAATCCTTAAATCTTCCATCAGAAGATGAGGGTGGGCACGCATTGCATGCGCCAGAGAAACCGTCGATACAGTTTTTGACACACCGCCTTTAAGATTGGAGATGAAAATCACATACGCTTCGCTGTAGCGATCCCGGTATTTTGGCACTCCGCGATGTTCATATATGTCAATGATGTTCTGAATTGACATCGCATATTTCATTGAAGAGCCAGCAGGGCGTTTATCGAAAACATAACCCTTTTCTTCCATTTCACTTACGGCATAGTCAACGTTCGCTCGAGTCAGTAGAGGCAATTTTGCCAGTGCCGCTTTCGCATAGACCTGGTAAAACTCGTTCGCGTGTAGCTCATCCTTTTGCAACTGTACTTGTTCAGTCAGAACATTGAGCATTCTGTTTGCTCTTTGAGCAACCTTGTGAAGCTGGCTGGAATCACTCATCGAAAGTCATCCTTTATGCTGTATTTTTGAATTTAATTAAAAATGCTGCATAAAATAATAATGTATGCGTAGATGCTTGTACATAGCATTCTCTGCATGTTTGGTTCATTTTGCACGATTGAGAGTTACAAGAAAGGCACAAAAAAGCCCCGTTCAGGGGCATCAGTGTTATTTGCTAAGAGCAGCGAATAATCGTTCGAAATCGATAGTATCTATAGCACGCGTAAGCGCCGGAAGTTCAGCCTCAAAGTACCCGTGTCGATCGTAAAAGAAGGGACCGAAGAGCGAGGCATGTTGGATTCTACTTCGCCCCAGCCCGGACACACAGTTAAGCCCATTACCGGCTAAAAGGCTAAAAAACTTCTCTGGATTATCGTGGTAAAGCTGGGAATCAATGGTGGCGGTTAACTCTTCCATAGGGAAGCACACCCGCCCTGTATCCCAGGGATATTTAGTCCGAAGCATAAACATTGCTTTCAGCAATTCACATTGAGCGCGGATCGCGTCCGGTTCATAGCCAGATATGGAGACATAAGCCACGTCCCTCATTCCTGCGTCATCTTTGAAAGTCACGATAGAAGTAACATCCAGCTCTTTTTCGAAAGAGCAAGCAGCATCTACTGGACGCTGAAGTAAATCATTCGACTTAATGCGCTCGAGAATCCCTCCCCACATATCATTTAGATATTCGATATGAGCCAAAACCTTATCAAGACACTCTCGTGTAAACCATTCAGTATGCCCGCCACCGGCGCTTTTCTCCCACGGCGCATTCCAGGGGAAAAAGGTTGCGTGTAAAGCCCGCTCAAGATTAACCATTGCCAAACGCGTACCACGATAGACCCGTGAAAGCGCAAAATCGGGACTCACTTGTAGCCCTTTAAACCGTGCCAATGGACCACATGAAATGCCGATTTTAAAAGTATCTCCGTTCTCTGGCACCAGAACGTAGAGGTAGTGTTGTTTCTCTTCTTGCATATCAATACCACTGCTTGATGAGAACCGCGCAAATGTTGACTATGCGCGAAGGTTAATGTGAATAGTTGACTATGCGCGATGTGACTACAGTCAAAAGTTGACTGTAGTCGATTTAACTCCACCAAAGATCGACTATGTAAGATATTGTCGGGAGAAACGTTGACTATACGCGATGAAATGCCCCTAAAAGCCATCTCAATAGCGACTTGCAGAATATTGACGCCAGCAAAAATCCACCAGCGTCAACGAATGTCGCCTATAGTCAACTTCTCGCTATCGCATATAGTCAATATTATGGATTGCGCTTATGGATCTGGAAGCCGATTTTCCTGCCGTTTTTTATCTCTGAAAATTTAAGATATTCAATAGCTTCCAAATCTTTCATGGCTTTTCTGATAACGCTATTTTGCACGCTAACGGATGATTTGAGATTAAGCCTCGCTCTAAGGCGCTCAATGCTGACAGGTGCCGGGTTGGCGGGTAGAGCCTCAAAGAATGTATACAGTACCTTGGCCGTCTCTTTGCGCCCTAGTTTATCCAGCATCTTCAGCTTCAGGATTCGCTTATAGTCAACATAGTAAAGTTCAGATAGCTGTTTCTGCGGCTGGATCTCGATAACATCAAGCTCGGTATTCAGGCTGCTATATGCCAACAAGTTGACGTTAATGTTATTGAGATGACCTTTTGCCGCCGGGAAGCGGAATTTGACAACTGTCTGCTGAATGCGTGTCAGAGAGTCATCAATACTTTTACGGAACGCCTTTGAAAGGCGCTTACGTGGATAGCCGCATCGATCGGCAAACTCGGAGAATGGCAGGGTGATTATGCCGTCATCATCAGGTGCGTAGTCAAACAACGCGGAGGTTATGCCCACCCACACCTTAAAATCAGTATCCATATCCAGGCGTGGACCATGAATTTCAATTCCCTCATAGCCTTCCTGCTCAACAATTTTGAGGCTTGATAGTTCTTCAGTTGCGTTCGTTGTGTTTGTTGTAACTGACGATCCGCGACGTAGCGCCACATTGGTAGATTTTAAGGTTGGCACAAACACACCTAAGCGCAACAAAGCGATGGGTTGTATAGTGCTGTTGTTATTGGGCTTCAGGCTGTGGATTTCTCCTGTATTTCCTGCAACTTCTTCAACGCTAAGGAAGCCTTTACTTTCTTCCGGCATCACGGTTTCTCCATGTGTGGCGCGGCCTGACGTCAATTTGGATGGCTGTTATCAACAGCTGTGAATATTCAGACTCTAAAATCGCTTACAGTCAATGTTTCTGTCGCGTATAGTCAACAATAAATCGCGTGCAGTCAACAATAAATCGTGCACAGTCAACATAAAATCGCGTATAGTCAATGTTGATCCCATTTCAGGCCAGTAATGACGCGGCTTACAGCGATCCGGGATCTTCTTTGGATCTTCCTAGGTTCTCTTTAGGATCTGTTTATTGGATCTATGCTGTGGATAAGTTGAATAAACCGGCCAACAAAGCCGGTTGGAAGGAAGTCATATTATTCTACGCTTTCGATAAGAAGACCATGTTCATAACATTTAAGCTCATCGCCTTCATACAGGAATTGGTATCCAACACCACCATCTTCATGGACATTAGGGAATAACTCATAACTCACTGAAGAGCAAATCACACCAATGCAGCGATCAACGCCTTCTCGTTCTTCAGTGCTGAAAAAATCCTCTTCGGTAAGAACATGAGTACATTGCTCATCAGCATAGGTCGGAAATACATGCTCAATGCAATCCGGGTGTTTTAAACCAAGCTGATCGGCAAGCTCGAAAGCACGACGGTATTGTTCAGATCCTGGCTTGCCAACAGTGATTTGCTCAATTTTGTAGATTGAAGTCGCTTTGTTGATAGTTTGCTTTACTGTTACTTTATCAGACATAAAAATCCCTTTTAGTTACCGCTAATAGCTCGGTTGTAATCATTAACGTTGCGATTCTTCCTGTTAATCCCCATCAGCATCGTTTCTGTATCGAGGATATACGCTGGCAGATCATCAAAATATTCACTGCTAAACTCTGGCATCCTGCACATAAATGCACTTTTGGGGGCAGGGTGGTTAACCTTTGTCGGCGTCGGCGTTAAATTCGCTGATCGACTCCCGGAGCAACCGCTGAGTGTCAGCAGGAATACGCTGGCGAACATTACCCGCCGCAACCAGTTGTTTCTGAACTTCAGCTTTTCGTTCCATTTGCCTGTCAGCATACTTGGCTTGTTCTGATTCATTTTTCACTTCCTGGCTGTGAAAATGTTGCTCTGCTTTGTTCATCGTCTCAATGGTCTGGTTAAGATCCATTATTGACTTATCACGTTCCTTAACAGCCTGATTAAGACTGCCAATTTTCTCTATGGCTTGCTTTAGCTGATGACGTTCCCATGCAAACCCAGCACCAACAAGTGCGCAAATCAGAACAAGAACACCAGTAGCAGCAAGTTTCTCCTTCAAAGACAAAGCTGTTTTTAACGTAGAAAAGAATGACATGTCTTCCTCCTGAAGAAAAATTATCAATGAAGTCCTTTGTTACTGTGCCGCTTTGTTTAATTCATCAAGAACAGAATCAGGAACCAAAGCGGCAACTGCGCTGGCTGTGCTGGCCTTATTTGCTGATGCTTCCGCAAGCGCGGTACCGATAGCATGGTTATAAGCAGTTATGGCTACGCTGGCGCTTTCCTTCGCTCGTTCATACTGCTGTTGCAATGCTGCTACCGGTACTGTTGTCTGGTCGAAAAAAGCACCAAATTGTTCAGTAGCTTCCTTCAGTGCTTCAACTTGTTGTTCTGTCAGTGCTGGTGGGGGAGTGACTGCGCCGCCACCTGAATCAGAGCCTGACGAGCTTCCTGAGCCTGTGTTAAGGGTCTGGTTAATGTCCTCCATAGCAGCGACTAAACTCGACGTATTAAGCGCATTTACAGCGTCCTCAAGCGATTTCGTTGTAGTCGCGTCACCAATGGCAATAGAGATCGGCAGTTCTGAAACTTCTCGCTCATTAGCACGACAGTAAACATCCCAACCAATATCGAGTTGAAGGAGCATTGACAGATCAGCATAACCAGCCAACAGGTCCGCGTGCTGAGTTGCCAGTCCTCCAATATTCGTTAAACCGGTTGCGGTTGTTCTGATCGTTGAAACATAGCTGGTAATAGTGTCGGGATAGACAATTGTATCCAGAATTAATCCGGTCAATTCTTCTGCAAGCAGTTTTGCTGTGTTAGCACTGTTTCGTGCCGATGTTATGGCACCAGGTGTTTTCATCCCACCGGCGGCGGCCAATTTTTTATATGCGGATAACTGGTAGTCTTTTTCCAGCATGATATCTCCTAACTTACCTGAACCAGGCCGTCTCCGGCTGCAACGGTAGAGCCGCATGAAACAGGATCACCAACGCATACGATCCCTTTCCCGTTGACGGTAAACCATGCCCTGGTTGATATAGCTTGCCCGCCGTGCGTGCTGTTCCCATCGGTATGCTGTGCATATTGCTTACCATCAACTAACACTTCGACTCCGTTGACTTTAAGTAGTGATTCGCTCTCTACGGGAGGCCTGGATGGGAATCCTCCGTGCCCCGAACAAATGCTGTCTTTTGTTGCAATACTTGCCACGTCATCACCAATGATTTGCTCTGATTTTCGTTATTTTAACTTAGGTTATTTGTGGTCTGTATGGCGTTTACTTATTGCAAAATTGCTCTAATAAATATTGTTTTTTATATCGTGTTTTCGGTACCATTCAGCCATCGCCCTTCAATGGGCATTTGTTTGGAGTCGTCAGATGCAGATGGAGCTAATAAGCCGCAAGGAGTTCGATAGCCGTGTAACCAGCGGTGAACTCGACAACTTGCAGGCTATCAAGGTGAAAGAAGGCTTTTGCCTCATTGGGAATCAGAGCGGAACAAATCGCGTTTTTATGCTTCGCCGTACGGATTTGAAGCCATTTGTCTGGAAGAACGAAATTGGTCCCAGCTCATACGCTCAAACGAGGGGGTGCCACAACCTGGCCTTTTTCTACAAAGACGAGCTTTCTGTGGTTGATATTCAAGGGTTACAACATGTTTAAGCACTGGAAAAACATTACTATTTATAAACTTTCTCGTGAGGCGGATCTGACCGACTTAGAAGATAAAAAGAAAATGATCCTTTTCACGCCATGCGGTAGTCAGGATATGGCCAAGTTCGGTTTTGTATCTCCATTTGGTGATAATTCCGAAGTTATCGCTATGCATGGAAATGGTTTTATCCTTGTTGAAGCAAAGCGCGAAACAAAAATTCTTCCCCCGCCGGTTATCCAGCGAGCTATTCAAGAAAAAATTGAAAAACTTGAGCAAGAACAAGCGCGTAAACTGAAGAAAACAGAGAAGGACTCCCTGAAAGACGAAGTTCTGCATTCTCTTCTGCCACGGGCTTTTTCAAAGTTTTCTGTTATCCAGGCGATCTACGACGGTTCAACTAAACGTATCTATATCAATGCCAGCGCGCGGCAGGCAGAGGATATGCTCGCGCTTATGCGTAAGTCTCTGGGTTCTCTTCCTGTTGTTCCCCTGAGTGTTGAAAATCCCATTGAATTAACGCTGACCGACTGGGTACGTGATGGTAGTGCTCCACAGGGATTTCAAATGGGGGATGCGGCAGAACTTAAGGCAGTGCTTGAGGATGGCGGTATTGCCCGAGTGAAAAAGCAGGATTTGGGAAGCGATGAAATTTCCACACACCTGGAAGCTGGCAAGCTCGTCACTAAGTTGGCACTCGACTGGCAGAACCGCATTAAATTTACACTGGACCATAACTTCAGCCTTACCAGCGTCAAATTTGCGGATGAATTGCTTGAGCAGAACTCTGATATTGATAGTGAAGATGTTGCGCAGCGACTGGACGCAGATTTCTTCCTGTTGACCAGTGAAATTTCGTGCCTGGTTGATGCTCTGGTAAATGCCCTTGGTGGAGAGGCTAAGCAGTGAAAGAGCTGTGCTATGGATCTGTTTGCAGTGGAATTGAAGCCGCGAGTATTGCCTGGGAACCGTTGGGTATGCGTCCGGCGTGGTTTGCTGAAATCGAGCCTTTTCCATCTGCCGTTCTTGCGCACCGGTGGCCCCATGTCGCCAACCTTGGCGACATGACAAAACTTGCCAAAAAAGTCCTGGCTGGGGAAATCGAATCCCCTGATGTGCTCGTCGGGGGTACGCCTTGTCAGGCATTCAGTATCGCGGGCTTACGTGGTGGGCTTGATGATGAACGCGGCGCGCTAACTTTGAAGTATGTGGAGCTTGCAAATGCAATTGACGACAAACGGTCTGAGTCCTTCCTCAAACCGACAGTTATCGTCTGGGAAAATGTCCCAGGAGTCCTGTCATCGGCAGATAACGCCTTCGGATGTTTCCTTGCCGGATTGGCTGGAGAAGATGCGCCATTTGAACCAGGTGATCGACCTGAATCAGGAAAAAGTAACGCGTTCTGGCGGTGGGATGGTAAAACCGGTTGCCATGCTCCAAAGTGGCCGCAGTGTGGTTGTATTTATGGACCGCAGCGAAAGGTGGCCTGGAGAATCCTTGATGCCCAATACTTCGGAGTGGCACAACGACGCCGACGCGTGTTTGTTGTCGCAAGTGCTCGAACAGACCTCGATCCCGCAACGGTACTTTTTGAGTTCGAAGGCGTGCGCCGGGATATTGCGCCGAGCAGAGGCGAGGGGAAGGAAGTTGCCGGAAATGTTGGAAATGGCATTAAAAGCGGGAGCCATTGGGATAACCCTGTAAATCCGCACCCGACACTTAACCAGTCACACAATACTGGCGGGATCGGCGCAAGTAACCAGGAGATTTTTGCGCAGCGCGGAAGTGGGCTTGTTGGTGCTTATCGAATGGTTGCATTTGGCGAATATGCTGATGATGAGACTGCTTCTACTGTCAAGGCCAGAGATTTTAAAGATGCAACCGATTTAGCAGTTTTCAGTAGTACTGGTGCTGGTATTTGGCGTGAAGGTGCAGGCACTCTTCGTGCCAGAGCACAAGAAAGTCACGAACATCTGGCAGTGATGGCTATTCATGGAACACAAGATCCTGATGTTAATTGTGAATTGGCACATACTATTGGTCGTAACCATGGTCAAGAAAATGCAGTCGTAGCTTTTTCCTGCAAAGATTATGGACAAGATGTTTCTATTGAATGTTCTCCGACTTTACGATCTGGTAATACTGTTAATAGCAATCCAAATGCAGGATGCCCACCAGCTGTTGCGTATTCGCTACAACATGCACAAATTGGGCGAAAAGATGATGCTGGACCGCAGGGTAAAGGGTGGCAAAAAGAGATAAGTTTCACTCTTGATTCCCGCGCTACAGCTGACGCCGTTGCGTTATCTTTTGGGGGGCAGAAAAGTATTGAAAAAGGCGAATTAGGTGATAATGGTTACTTACCTCATATGATGAGTGTTCGCCGTCTTACCCCTATCGAATGTGAAAGGCTGCAAGGTTTTCCTGATGGGCATACGTTGATCCCGACGGAAAAGCGTAAAAAAGTTAATTCAGATGAACTGGTATATCTTCGCAATCACTATCCAGATTTAAGCGAAGAAGAGGCCGCGATGCTTGCAGCTGACGGACCTCGTTACAAAGCGATCGGCAATAGTATGGCGATACCAGTAATGCGCTGGATTGGCGATCGGATTACCAAGGCTGCATGTCGGCAGAAGGAAGGGAGTGAAACAAAAGAGCGAAAAGTTAAACCAGCGGCAGAATTCGAACGGTCCATATTCAAATGGGCTGGTGGAAAATTTGGTGTTCTGGAACAAATCTTTCGCTATTTGCCAGAAGGGAAGCGCCTGATTGAACCTTTCGTTGGTGGCGGAGCTGTCTTCATGAATGCCGGATACCAGGAAAATCTGCTAAATGATGTGAATGCTGACCTGATTAACTTTTACAAGACTCTGCAACGCGAGGCGCATTCACTTATCACTCTGGCACATCGTTTCTTCCTGGACTACAACACCCAGGAGGGATTCCTGGCAGTACGGAATGCGTTTAACAAACAAGTCTATGATGATTTACATCGCGCAGCGGCGTTTTTGTTCCTGAACCGACATTGTTTTAATGGATTGACGCGTTACAACCAGGCCGGTGAGTTCAATGTCGGTTATGGGAAGTATAAAACTCCGTATTTCCCATTACAGGAGATGGAAGCCTTCCTTGGTGCGGAAGGGCGTTCTGAGTTTGTATGTGGTGATTTTGCTGCGGTGATTGAAGCTGCCGGAGAAAGAGATGTCATCTTTTGCGATCCGCCGTATGAACCGCTCCCAAATACAGAGGGATTCACGAACTATTCCGGTCATGACTTTAAGTTTGAAGAGCAAAAACGCCTGGTGTCTCTGTTGACGGATGCTCATCGCCGAGGTGCAAAGGTTCTCATTACTAACAGTGGCGCGCCAAACATCAGAGAACTTTATCAGGACAGTGGCTTCAGAGTGGAACCTCTCTTTGCCAGACGTTCTGTGTCTTGTAAGGGAGACACTCGTGGTGTTGCTCATGACGTTATAGCAATATTGCTCTAATAAATTTATTAGTGTAATATCGCCTCAATGAATCGTGATTTATAGAGCGATTTAGCTGTTAGCCGCGACAGGCGCGGCGGCAAGTATGGCGGGGTAGTGACTCCTTCCCCCTCATGACGCCGAGTTGCCAGGTTGACCATACGCCTAAGTGGCAACACCGAAGTGCGTTACGAGCTTCCAGTTTGCCCATCTTCGGGTGGGCGTTTTTTTCAGGGTTTTCGTCATGGTTAGCGACTTTGCGGCGGTTTAGAAACTGACCATTAAAGTAAATGCAAACGATGATCTGATGATGGTAGCGGCCTAAGAAGCCAGACGCCACGGGGTATGAGTCGTCCCCCGTCAAAAAATCGACCGCAGAGTGTCCCCGTCTGTGTATTAGGGAACGGGGAGGCACAACAGGTAAGGGCGCTGGTGTGATTAACCAGATGAACGAGAAGGGGCCATCTGTTGGTCAGCGTCCTTTCCTGTTGCGTCTTCTTTTCAGCGTAACAGCGGTGCTTAACAGCACTTTGGGTACAGTTCCACGAATTTACGGGTATATCCCGTCATGCTGAAAGCGCTAATCACGCTGGAAGCCAGGGTTATGCATCCCCTGTTACCGAATTGCAGCCAGGGCGCGGTGCGCCGAAAAGCATACGGAGGTGGAAGCCCTCGCCGGAGACGTACCCGGCAAGTGATGGTGTAGCTCAGCGGTTAGAGCGGTTGACTGTTAATCAACGGGTCGATGGTTCAAATCCATCCACCATCGCCAATGCCGGTTTAGCTCAGTTGGTAGAGCGCCTGCCTTGTAAGCAGGATGTCAGCGGTTCGAGTCCGTTAATCGGCACCAGCACAACAGGTAAGGGTATTTTGCGACGTCGGAGATCGCCGAGCTTGGCAGAGGGTTCGAATCCCTACGAAGTACCCTTACCGTTGTGATGAATGCGCAGGCTGATGCGCGAAAGACATTGCAGCTATTGCGGAAAAGAGCTGTTCGGCGGGGCAATTAAACGCCCGTGAGAGTCTGAAATAACCGCAAGCCGGAGATCAGCACCGGTCATCACAACACAACAGGTAAGGGCATTCTCCCTTATGGGGCTTGGCTTAAATGCATCGAGTGCTCTTACCGTTGTGATGAAGTGCAGCTCTTTGAAGCAACCAGAAGATAAGCATCTGGCTTCACAACATAAACCGCAGGAACGACCAATAAACGGTAGTCCGTATGGAGAACACCCCGTTGAGGAAGAGGCCTGGCCGGAACCGTAACCGGCACTACAACGTTGAGAACACTGGCGTAACGGGGTCATATCCCAATCTACGAATAAATGTTGCGTTGCAGCGTGACAACCAGTGTTCTCAACATTGTGGTGAATGCACAGGCTGATGTGCCGCAACTACAGTAGTGCGCGCTTTGCGGGGCTTGCTACAACCCTGTGTCGGAGTTCAGCACCGACCATCACAGTTTGATTCTCTGGCATGAGCATAACGCTGAAATAAGTCCAGCCTGGTGCGGCCCGATCACCCGCCGTTAGCTCCACGAAACGGAGCACGTAACAGGTAAGAGCATTCTCCTGTAACGGGTTCATATCCCAATCTACAGGTCCACCAAGAATGCTCTTTCCGTTGCGGTGAATGCGGCTAAGCGCACGCGGGGAAATGGTTATATCAGTCCATTCATTTCTCCTTGTTTCCCCGTCCACGGTGGATAACCAGCCAAAGGACACCGGGAGGCACCCGGCACCGCAGCTTTTTTATTCGTTAAATAATGGAGTGAGAGGATGCAGAACAATCCGAACAAATGTCGAACGCTATGGGTGCGGTTATATATTTATGCCGTCCTCTGTTTGATTGTGTCACTGGTTCTGTATGTTTGGCTTTTGCCAAATATGATCTCATCTAACAGCACAATACTTGTATTGTTGGGAGTCCTTCTCGCGCTCATTTACCCGGCTTTCGCAGTAGTCTTTTTTCGTGAAAAAACCAGGAAATTAATTAATGAAAAAAACGTTGATTAGTGCAGCGATTATTTTGGGTTCTTTATGTCTGACCGGATGCGATCGGGTAGAGCCAGGTAACGTAGGGATCAAAGTAAATAAGCTGGGGGATGATAAAGGTATCGGTGAAGTAGTTGGCGTTGGTCGCTACTGGACAGGCTTGAATACTGAAGTTTATATCTTCCCGACCTTTAAGCAAATGAAGACATACGATGAGCCGTTCAGCTTCCAGATGAGCGACGGAACAACCATTGGTTACCACATCGGCGTAGCCTACAAGGTTGATCCAGCAAAAGTCACAACGGTATTTCAGACCTATCGCAAAGGTGTAGATGATATTACTGATACCGATCTACGCCAGAAGGTTGCAGATGCTCTGAACCGGTTAGCCAGCAAAATGACCACCGACAAATTTATCGACGGTGGCAAATCTGAATTGCTTGATGCAGCCCTTAAAGACATTCAGGAAGAAATGACGCCAATCGGCATTCAGGTGATGAGCCTCTCTTATGTAGGTAAGCCAGAATACCCGCCAACAGTTATTGACAGTATTAACGCAAAAGTCACGGCAAACCAAAAAACCCTGCAACGCGAGCAAGAGGTCAAACAACGTGAAGCAGAGGCCAACATGCTGCGCGCGGAAGCTGCCGGACAGGCTGATGCTATTCGCACAAAAGCCCAGGCCGAAGCTGATGCCATTCGTTTACGTGGTGAAGCTCTGCGCCAGAACCCCGGTGTTATGGAGTTGGAAGCGATCAACAAATGGAACGGTACATTACCGCAGTATATGACCAGTAATACCGCTGTTCCGTTTGTTCCGGTGAAATAAAAGCGTAAGCAAAATTGGCAGTAATCCGGCCCTTTAGCTCAGTGGTTAGAGCTGGCGACTCATAATCGCACGGTCACCGGTTCAAGTCCGGTAGGGGCCACCATATTTGGTTGTAACACGGCGTCTGGCACATGCGTCGTTAGCGGTCTGGTGACGTTAAAAGGGGGGAACCTTGCCCCTAGCTCAGGCAACGAACCAGGTAGCCGGAATGTGCAAGCCACCGTTTGTTGTTTCTCGGGTAAAGGGATTCACCATCCTGGCGATTCGGTGTGACAGCCGGGAAGAGTCCGGCGCATTAATCCTGATTTTCTGGTGATGACTCATATCGTTAGGAGTGATTTGAGTATGCCGATTATATCTGACATTCAGCACGCCTGGGTGGAGTGCTAATGTCTGCATCCCCTCTTGAATCCATGCCAAATTCCCTTAGTGCAGAACAAGCTGTACTTGGTGGCTTAATGCTTGATAACTGCCGCTGGGATGAAGTTGCAGATCGTATAGTTGCTGATGATTTTTATACCAGTGCTCATCGTGAAATTTTCAGTGAGATGGAGAGGTTATTAAGTCATGGCAAACCGATTGATTTGATAACACTTGCTGAAGCACTTGAACAGAACGGTAAATTAGAACGCGCCGGTGGTTTTGCGTACCTTGCGGAGATGTCAAAGAACACGCCCAGCGCGGCAAATATTTGTGCTTATGCGGATATCGTTCGTGAACGCGCGGTTGTTCGTGAAATGATTTCCGTCGCAAATGAAATAGCCGAAGCTGGATATGCGCAGGATGGCAGGGGCAGCAATGAATTGCTGGATATGGCCGAGCGCCGCGTTTTTGAAATAGCTGAAAAACGACAAAAGAGCGGTAGTGGTCCAAAAGATATCGCCAGCATTCTCGATGCAACGGTATCTCGCATAGAAGAGTTGTTTCAGCGACCACATGATGGTGTAACGGGGCTTGATACGGGATTTACCGATCTCAATAAGAAGACGTCAGGGCTTCAGCCGTCCGATCTCATCATTGTCGCCGCCCGCCCATCTATGGGGAAGACCACGTTTGCGATGAATCTCGTCGAAAATGCCGCAGTTCGTAACGATAAGCCCGTATTGGTTTTTAGCCTTGAGATGCCGAGCCACCAGCTGATGATGCGCTCACTGGCTTCTCTTGCACGCGTTGATCAGACTCGTATTCGAACAGGGCAACTTAACGACGAGGATTGGGCGCGGGTTTCTGGCGCAATGGGGATTCTGTTGGACAAGCAGAATATTTTTATTGATGACTCAAGTGCCCTGACGCCGACAGAGCTACGTTCCCGCGCTCGTCGTGTTTATAAAGAAAATGGTGGTTTGAGCATGATTATGATCGACTACCTGCAACTTATGCGCGTCCCCGAGCTGCAAGATAACCGAACGCTGGAAATTGCCGAGATTTCTCGCTCACTGAAGGCGTTGGCGAAGGAATTACAAGTACCGGTGGTGGCATTGTCACAACTTAATCGATCGCTTGAACAGCGTGCGGACAAACGACCGGTAAATTCAGATTTACGTGAATCAGGAGCAATTGAGCAGGACGCAGACCTGATCATGTTTCTGTATCGCGACGAAGTTTATCACCCGGATAGCGAAATGAAGGGCATTGCCGAGGTAATTATCGGAAAGCAACGAAATGGCCCAATTGGCACGGTGAGATTGGCTTTTAACGGCCAATACTCACGGTTTGATAACTATGCTGGTGCTGACTGGCAAGAGGATTATTAATGCAATGGAATGAGGAAAAGCCGATGAACATCCTGATCATTGGGCGAAAATTTGAAGCTATCAGTGATGTGAAAACATATACGGAAATGTGGGCTTATAACCTGGCCTGCGCCTTTAGTGAGGCAGGGGTAACATTGCAATACCATCGTCCATATTCCCCTGGCGTCGAAAGCCCGGAGGATTATGTTGAAGCTGTGTTGACTGCTGCGACCGCATGTTCTGCGAAGGCCATTTTGGCACCAGGATTGAGGTATTTTACTACGGTACCCAGGGAAATAGGCATGCAACTGTGTCGCCGATTCTCTGGATGGGTAGCCCAGGTATATGACGGTTCTATGCTGGATTCGGCACCAGTCGATATTACTTTTACTGTCCGCGATGATACCTGGCGGTACCTGGATAATCCCGGCAGGTTAGAGCGTCATAATCGTTTTAACAAACATGTTGGATGGGCAGCGAATCAGGAGCTGTTCCATCTGGAAACCAAAACAGACGATGTTCTGCGTATTTTTGTAGACCACGCGGCATTTGATGTTAGTGGGTTTGATCACTCCTTAAGTATCCTTATGAACCTTCAGCGCCTGACCGTTCCGTATGAGGCCAAAACGCTGACCGATGACGGATTGGTTACCATTGAGCCGGGGAATATTTCGGTAACCCCATACAGACGGACTCCGGTACCAGCAACCGAATTTGCAGCTGAATTGCGTAAGAGTGACATTTTTATCGTTACGCATCCCGAAAGCCTTGGATTAACTGTTCTTGAGGCGGCAATGTGTGGAGCGTTGATATTAACTCCGCCCGATTGCCTTCCGCCGGATCGCCTGGAGTTGGTGAACCATATGGTTATCAAGTCGCGGATTGATTGGGATGAGGTTATTGCTCGCGTTGATCGCGTGAAAAATGCTGAAAAGGTCCAGTGTCACACCTGGTCGGCAATTGCGGAAAAGATGCTTGAGACGTTTATCACGCAGAAACCGTCGCGCGGTAACGGATAAAAAATTGAACCCGTCATAACAGAAAAGCCCGAACGCCGGGCTTTTCTTAAGCCTTGTCAACAGAGACTTGAGCGGCTTTTATGGATAGATTCCCGCTGGCCTCTATCGCCATACTTCCCCCCGCCTTCAGGGCGACATCCGCGCCTGACTTTATATCGAGATTTCCTGCGGAAGAGATGAATGCCGGACCTTGAGAAATGGCATATAACTCCCCGGCCTCGTTGAACCCGATTGTTGTTCCACTTTTCAAGTGCGTAACGGCCCAGGCTCCGCCCGCCGTCCGGATCTCCATTAGTCCGTTCCGCGACGAAATAAAGTCTTTTTTGGCGCTGGTTGATGGTTGTGCTGGTGCACCTTCAACTTCAGGCGGTACATAGCCTTCACCTTGTCCTGACGCTTCAGGCGGCACATTGGGAGCGCCACCGGATGCATCCTGTGCATAACCGATTATCAATGGCCATCGCGAATCCCCATTGTAGGGAAATTCTACCCATACTTTATCGCCGGGCAGAAATGGTGAAAACGTGTTTGCATTGGACAATATAGCTTCTGCCCACGGCAATGAGGCATCTGGTAACCCATCCATCATGCCGACAACACGTATTTGTGTACGCATCAGACCTTTAGGGTCATCGACGCTTACCACTACAGCCCGATACTTCCCTGTCAAACTACCCATTCACCACTCCTAACTGTGCACGGCTGATAAAACGAAAGCGGTCTTCGAAATGAGTCACGGACATCACTATCATTTTGTCAGGGATAGATTCATCGAGTTCTCCGTCACCTGCCGTGTTATGCACGACAATTTTCAGCGTCGTACCCGGAGTTAGCGCGGCATTTCCTTCCACCAGCATATCGAGGCGGGGGAGAATGAATTTGTTGTAGTTTGCCAGCGCGGTAGGATCGGGATTGCTCGTAAATTTAATGGGGTCTTCCTGGTTACCTGAGTAAACCACACCTTTGGTCATGTCATAACTTGCCATTCTGTAATTGTGGCGGCGCTGGTATTCATAATCGGCATTCAGGATGTTGAACTGACTAATTGTAAATCCGGATGTGTTGGGATTGGCGGACTCATAAGTAAGCGATGGAGCGGCGTTTGCCATTTTTTCCATACTTTTAAAATTGATCGTCCCCCTGGATGCCCAGCACATAGAACCGGTATCCCGGGCTATCTCCTGCAATACCTTGGTCGGTTTTTCTCCAACATTTAGGTGGTATGTGGATGTTTTTCTGAATGAGTCAGCATTTACCTTCAGACCAGGGGCAAGAGAGGAAACTACGGCTGATGGGGGCTTATCAACAAAATACTGTGCGCTGGTGGACGGAACTTTTAATAACCGCACCGGGTTACTAAACGCGTAAATCAGTACAGTATCGTCCTTGCGCGGCGCTTTAAGAACAAAGAACTCTTCCGAGAAGAGGATGCCGCCATGACCTTCCGGATCACCAAGTGAAACGGTCAGTATTGTCCCAAATTTCACCCCCAGCTTATTGACCACGTAAGCCGTTGAATCCCTGACCATGAGCATAAGCTGGGGACCAGATAGCTCCCCGGGTTCGACATAGGTACATCCTACGATCATTTCGCGAGGGATTTCGTTCTGCCCAATTGAAACAGATTGCAGGAATAGCTGAGTGCGTTTTGAATCAGTTTCCGGGGCTGTGGTGGTCTTTGTGGCCATCTCATTCCTCCAGAATTTTCGCTTTTACCGTTATGGTGCCGGTGGTTTGCTGCATATAAGCCAGGATAGGAAGCTCCGCCACTACTGTGAGGTTCAATCCAACCGCGAACAGCCTGTTGTCGGCGGTGCCGGTGGTCAGATCCTGAAATGCGATTGATTTTTGCCCTTCTATGTAACAGGTAACCGGTATCTCATAACCGCCGACATTGGCAGTGTGAGTGAAAGATGCCTGCCCGAGGCTGGCATACATTCGTAGCCAGAATGCTAATGCAGTTGTAACCATCCCAAGAGATTCCTTCTCGTCACTGGCTATCCATAGCGAATATTCCAGTGAGAAAGGGATAGTCGATACCAGGGCTTCAATCTCATCATTTTCATTGGTGACATGCCCTTCATCGTAATTATCCCGGCACAGTTCACCTTCATAAATTGAAAATGCGGGAGAACGAGACAGATTCACAAGCGGCATTGCCAGCTTATTTACCGGGCCAGCAGAGGCTGTATCTTTGCGCCCGGCGCGATCGGCTTCAAATGACGACAACCACTCCTTCACATCACTAAAAGTGCCGAGCGTTATGCGATCTCTTGGTGTGCGTTTCAGGAACTCCCGGAACGACTGGTTAATGCGATCATTAAAGCTGACAACTTGTGAGTCGAACGCTTCGTTTAAAGCCTGTGCGAGCGCCGAATCAATGCCATCAATAGTGGCAAATTCCAGCTTACCAGTTGGAGTAAGACCTTTTTTCTTAAAGATGGCCAGTAGCCATTCCTGATTATTCAGAATCACCGATGAAATTCCCTTCAAAGGCGCGTGAAGGCACGCAATAAAACAAACTGCCTACCCTGGCAGTGCCGTAATTGAATATTTTATGGATGTACCAGAAGCGGCGAATGGTTGTGCCGTCTGACAGCTGTTCCAGCCATTCGAGCATAGAACCCACTGGCACATTGACGGCAGCTAACCGAAGGATTAAAGCACTGTCGCTAATTCCCGTATTATCACTGCCGTCGTATAGCGCGTAGAAGGCGTCCATCTCATCCGGGCAGTCGAGGGCCGTTATCAGTTCTGGATCCTGATAGTCATATATGCGTTGGTTCGGTTCTATTATTTCAGGTGCCGTTTCAGGTGCATTTTTGTTTCTGTAAGGTATTGCGCGATACAGAACTGCATCGAATGAGTCAGGGTCTAGCTTGATTGCTTTGAGCCAGTCCATCCGCACAAGGTTATTAAAAACTGCATGACCTTGATAACGGTGGCGCACACCAGAATCACTAAGCAGGCCGTGATCCAGATTGGGAAGGTGATTGTCCTCCACAGGATCAACAATATTACCAACGTTAACACCATCGGTTTCGATTTCAGCATCAATATCTTCCTCTTCAATCAGTTCAGAACCTTCGCCTGGAATATCCGGATCCGATTCGGTGTCCGGGAGGTTATCACCAGTCACTTGTTGTGATGGTTCTGTGTCCTCAAACATGTCATCAAAGAAACCAGCCATCGATTATCCTTTCCGTTTACGGGCTTCGTTAATTTGTGTCTCAAGAATGCTTCGCGCCTGCGCGGTGGCAGCGGCCTTGTCCATTCCCTGACTCATGAAAAACTTTATGAGGTTGTTCGCCTGCGTTTGCAGGGCTTTTTTGAGAGCGTCGGCTTCAGCGCGAGCCTGGGCTTCCCTCACCCGCGATGCTTTTAGTTCGGCATTCTTCCTGTTTGCCGTGGTGCGAGCTTTTTTTAACAACCGGCGAACGTTGTCCGTGGCGCTATCTTTTGCGCGTAGTTTTTTGCCTAATGCATCCTGAGATTTCAGATACAGCTCATACTCACGCGCAGCTTTAGCCTGATCCGTCGTTGTTGTCCGGTTGCGCGCGAGCGATTTAGCCAGTTCGCCTTTGAAATAGGTTGTTGTCTTCCGCTTGTCATCGCCGAAGGCTACCTGTTCAGCTGCTTTTTCCAGGGCAATAATGATGGCCTTGTGCCATGTGGGAGACTGAAAACGCGTCATAGCGTGCAAAACATGTTTGCAAGCCACACCAGTCAGATCAGGGTTGCGGATTTTGGGGAATGCATACTCTTTTGGCGGCGCGACAGCATAGTTACCAGCCGTGGCCATATAACGATACCAGTATTGATGGCGTCCACAATCACAGTCGAAAGATACCCGGCCCTTGCAGAGATCGGCAGCGATTCGGGCTTTTTTCGCACCGTCTTCAGCAATTTCCTCAACGGCTTTATCCCATTCCTCAAATCGAATTCTGACACGGTGATGCTGGTGGACCGACTCATCCGAGGCATTAACAGATATCAATGCAAGGTTGTGTTTTAGCCCGAGGAATGTCGCGGCTTTGATCCCTGTGCCATCAGAAACCTTGTTGTTAGCGCGTTTTATATCAATGCTGGTGGACTGCGCCACCAGCTGAGCATAGGTAATGCCGGGTACCGTGCTCTTGAATTTGGTTTTATGAGACTGCCTTGAGGTGTTGAAACTGCGTATATCTTCGGGCGTAAAGTAGGTGCCATCTTTCTTTTTCCCAAGGCTGAGGAATGCCTCAAGTTCGCGGTTACGCATCCCCATAATCCTTGGGGTGAGTGTACGTCGCGCGTTTCGCCGATTCTGACGCTGCTGTTTACGGATAAGATCGAAGACCTTATTAAAGTCTTTTGCACTTAATCCATCAGTCTGATAGCGACCAAGGTTGTCGCGAGCATATTCAGTTGGCATTCATTTCCCTTACGCAATGGATAATGTCCCTATCACCTGGCCGTCATATTGGAAATGGCGAATCATTTCGCGGATCCATGTGGCAGGTGGGAGTTTTAATTTTTTGCCAACAGTCATACCCTGAGACTCATCCTCAAGCCCGGCGGCGAGCGTCACAACCCAGCGTAGCTCTGCTATGCCCCACATACGGTAAGCCAGCAAATCCGGGCGATATTGCTCATCGGGAAGAACGTAATAAATCGTCAGATTCTTGTCGTTCGATTCACACATAAGCATCACCTCTTTGCGTAGCTCTGCCCTGAGTATTGGATCGGCTATGTTGCGGTCGTCATACCGCGACAGAGGATATTGCCGGGTGCTTTGGGTTGTAGTGATTGATGTAGCCATAGTCAGCCTGCCAGAAATAGATGATGGTGATTCTACCGCTAGTCATTTGTTGATTATTTAACTCAATAAAAGAAAATTATTAGTGCAATTTTGGTTGTGAAATGTATCATTCTGCCCTTAAGTAGGTTCTTCACGAGGAAACAAAATTGGCAGAACGTGTTGATGATGCAGAGCTGAGCATGAATCAGTTAGAAGCTCTCAAAGACATGGCCATCGATAACATCAGAAAGCAGGCACAGGTCGTGAGCCAGGTATTTACAGGGAAGTGTCGTTACTGCAATGAATCGATTGAATCAGGCATTTATTGTGACGCTGAATGTGCGCAATGGCACAGGGAAGAGCAGGCCGCAAAACAGCGTAAATATGGCATGCGACCGGCAGGATTTGACTGATTATGTTGCGCTTTACTGAGGAAGAGTTTCAGGCTTTTAGTGAGCGTCGAAATAAGGGGCGGTCCAGGCCAAAAACCAAAAAGGATCCATTCTTATCGCTTGCGCCGGTAAAAGAAGTTTCTCCACATGCGAAGGCACTTGCAGCACTGGCAAAGAACCCAGACCTGCGCGACGGAAATTGCGAGCACTTCGAGCAGGTTTTCATTTTTGATTACTTCGAACGCAAGCACCCTGACATCTATGAGCTGTTGCATGCAACGCCTAACGGAGGGAAGCGTTCAAAAGCAACCGCCGGGAAAATGAAGGCTGAAGGGCAGAAAAAAGGTTATCCGGACATGAGTCTCGATAAAGCATGCGGTATTTATCACGGCATGCGAATTGAGCTTAAAGAACCAAATGGTAAAGCCCCGACGAAAGAGCAGATCGCCTGGATGCGCAGGCTTAGAGAGGAAGGCTACTACGTTGTTCTTGCGTATGGTGCAGAACAAGCGATTACCGCCATCCTGGAATACATAAGTCTTAAAAAGGGTGAGGCTATTGAGCATGTATTGAACGGCGATAAGTGGTTGCATGCTGCTTAAAATAATAAATTAATTAGTGCATGTACGCTCTTTGTGGTAATGCACTTTAACATCGGGAGAATAATCGTGTCATCCAAGGTTAATTATGAGTCGCTGGCATCGGTCATGCCGCGTAATGAACAGGAAACAGATGCTGTAGTGGACCCTGTAATCGCTGAAATGAATGCTCGCCTGGAGGCTGAATTTGCAGCTGAGAATGAACATACCACCCAGGGCGACTAGGACTGTTTTTTGTGTCGGTAGCGGTCCGTCACTCACTCGTGAGGACTGTGCTGCTATAGAAAAAACTGGCTGTTCAATCATCGCGGTTAACAATTCCTGGCAGATGTTCGATGACATTTATGCCTTATACGCCGGTGATTTGTCATGGTGGAAGCAATACGGATCCACCATACCGGGAGGGAGATTCCGCAAAGTGACAGCCAACCTGGCGGCGGCGAAATCATTTTCGTTGGAGTACAGGCGATATTGTGGACCGGCGGAAGGGGTAAATAGCGGCGCGCAGGCTATCAGTCTGGCTGCTGAATCAGGGGCTGAAGTAGTGGTATTAGTCGGCTATGACTGTTCTCTGCAAAACGGCCTTCATTGGCATGGCGCGCACCCTCAAGCACTACGGAATCCAACGCAGGTGTCTATTTCAAAATGGCAACAGCAGTTCCTGGATACCCGCAAAAAACACGCAGATTTACATATTTTGAATGCAAGTAGGAGCAGTGCAATTCAATGTTTCCCAAGAATAAATTTAGAGGCAGTGATCGCGTTATTATCGTCGGCAGTGGCCCAAGCGCCGCAAACTTTGTTGCGCCGCGCGGAGTGCCGATTATAGCGGTCAATGGGGCCATCGACTGGCTTAACCGCGCTTCTTATTTTTTCACCCTTGATCCATCCCCAGACAATATGCGGCGCGTTGGTCGTGGCCGCCGTCGCCGTGGTGTTTGTTATTGCATGGCACTACCCGATGTTAAAGAACGTGAAGTCAGAGATGGCGTTCTGTGCTTCCGTCGTGTGGCTGAACGCGGCATGGAGCCAAAAAATACGAATTCTCCCGAGTGGTGGGCGTGGCGCTGGTCCGCACATTTCGGCCTTTGCGAAGATGAGAATGAAATTGCCAGCGGCAATAGTGCATATGGTGCTCTGAACCTGGCTTTCCATATCGGATTCAAACATGTCGCCCTGGTGGGCGTTGACGCTACACAAGAACCACGCGTTCACTCCGGCGGCACGCCAAAAAATCTAAGTCACCTGCCTTTGTTATTCCAGTCTGCGCGTGAACGGATTGACGTTGTTTCATGCGGGAAAATGGGAGGTATTCCGCAGATGACTCTTAAAGAATGGCTGAAGAATACATGATGGCACCCACAATTTATCACCGTATCGACGGTACCAAATACAGGAATGTCTGGGTTGTTGGTGATCTGCATGGTTGCTACACCAGACTGATGTCCGAACTCCATCGTGTGGATTTTGACCCGGCGCAGGATTTACTGATATCGGTCGGCGACCTTATCGATCGCGGCACCGAAAATGTTAAATGCCTGGAGCTATTACAGATGCCATGGTTCAGAGCGGTTATGGGCAACCATGAGCGGCTGATGATTGATGCGTTAAGTCCAGATGGCAACGTGAATAACTGGCTAATGAATGGCGGACAATGGTTCTTCATGCTGGACACTGATCAGGAAATATTAGCCTGGGCGCTGGTGGAGCTGGTAAAGCGTCTGCCCTATATCATTGAGTTGAACACCGGGCAAGAAACTATCGTTATAGCCCATGCCGACTATCCGGATAATGAATACCAATTCGGTAAGGAGGTGCCGCTTTTCAACGTTGTCTGGGCGCGCGAGCGTATCAGTGATTCGATGGATGATATTGGTGGCGAAATTTCGGGCGCAGATCGTTTTATCTTTGGTCACACTCCGGTGAAAAGCCCGAAGACATTCTGGAATCAGCAGTATATCGACACTGGTGCCGTATTTTGCGGAAACCTGACATTGATGAAAGTGAAAGGTGATGGTGCAGCATGAAGATTGCTTTAGTTTTTCGCTCTGGTGGTGACTATAACGCTTCCGATGTGCAGTGGCTGGTTAATCAACTGCCAAAAGGCTATGAAATTATTTGCCTGACAGACCTGAAGCGTTTACATGTACCTGGCGTCAAAGTTGTCCCATTGATCAACCAGTGGCAAAAGTGCCGTGGCTGGTGGGCGAAAATCGAGTTGTTCCGACCGGATATAACCGATGATCTGTTCTATCTGGATTTGGACACGGTTATTGCCGGTGATATACGCCCAATCCTAGAGCATCCACCAACCAGCTTCACCATGCTTAGGGATTTTTACCATCCACAATATCGTGGCAGCGGTGCCCTGTGGATACCAAATAGTGTTAAAGCGCATATCTGGAGTTCATTCTGGCAAGATCCGGAAGGTTGGATTTCTCGTTGTGTCACTACTGAGTGTTGGGGTGACCAGGGGTTCTTACGAAAGGTTATGGGCGATGATACACCAGCATTTCAGGATCTGTATCCAGGATGGTTTGTAAGTTACAAGGCCGATGTTGTGGAACCTGGTTCAAAATATGCGAGCGCGCGTTACTCCAGGGGGAATGGGGCATTACCAAAAGACTGCCGAATAATCTTTTTCCACGGCAAACCGCGACCTCGCGAAGTGTCAGAGGATTGGCTTCCCCTTATCAGCTCATTTTTTGAGCGAGAATCAGAATAATATTGCTCTAATAATTCCATATTTTTAAAACGTGATGTACACTCATCACGTTTTTTATTAGAGCAATCTACAAGGTGCACTATGTGGCCATTCCGACGGAAATATCACTACTGGCTGATCGCCTTTGTTACGCCGACCGGCGGTATCAGGCATGTCATCACCAGGTATCGCAACAAGAGACTCACCTTAGCCAGAATTTTACAGGCTGCCATAGGTGAGGGACTGGATACAAATTGCGTAGTCCTTCCTCCTTCATACTTAGGAAAAATGACCGAAGCACAAGCTAATACGGAACTTTGAAATGAGCACTTCAGCACAAAACCAATCAATCGAAAATGTATGTATCCCTGATGTCCTGAATGCCGGTATCCCGGCCATTATCCAGAACATCCGGGCCGCGCAACGCCGCGTTAGTTGTGATGACCTCACAGCACGTTTTTTTGATAATGCGGTTCAGTCAGCGGAGATGCTTCACGCACAGCTTATTGATGTTTATAACGCAGAAGCTGATAGCCATAATTCCCTGGTAGATGCAGCTGAAAATATGCAGTTGGATCTCGGTCTGAAGGGTAAAGAAATTGAAGAGCTTCAGCTGGAAATTGAACATTTGAAACGCCAGCAACAGGACGCGATCGACGATGCGACGCATGACGCCAACCAGCGTGCTGATAATGCCGAACGTATAAGCATTGAGCTGGAAACAAAACTCAATGAAATGACCGCGATGGTTGAACTGCGGAACTCACAGATTTCAACGCTAAAATCTCAATATAAAGAGATCATGAAACTTGATCCTTTTAACCTTGAGAAACGCTATAACAAAGCTAAAAGCGAGCGACAGGAACTGCGTAAGCAGGTCGCCGACCTTAACCAACAGCTCAAAAAAACTATTAAAGATGCAAGCGAGGCGCGCGTGGCATTTGCTAATAAAAAAGCAGAGGTTACCGCGCTGGTTAATGAGAATGCCAAATTTGCGACGCTCAAGAAGGAAATGTATGGCATTACTGAGCGCCGTTTCCCTGCAAGCAAACTTCATCCGACGTTAGGGCAAATCTCCTTCTTCCCGCGCCTCCTGGCTTATGGGATCTCATCGCCTAAAGAGTTCAATAACGAGCGTCCTTATATCGTTTCTAAGCTGGACTTTGCTTATCAGTTCTGCTGCGACATGGGCTATGCCATTGATATCCGAATCAACGAATGGTTGATGCCAAACTTCCAGCCGTTGGCAATTTTCCGCGAGTTCCAGCCGGAAGGTTGGGTAGAGTTCTTCCATGAATTGATCTGTAAAGAGATGGAAAGCCGTCGCCCGGAATTGGTCCGTCGAGTTGAGTGGGCGCAAGAGGTTATGTTGGCAGATGCAGAGCTGCCGTTCGAACCGGAATTCATTGATGATCTGGCAACTAAAGGGCTGCATACCCTGTTTGATGTGGTTACCCGCCGTCATGAGCAGTTGGTTGTCGAATTGGGTTTAGAGGAAACTGCGGCAAGAAGACTTCTCGATGTTTGCTATGCACGTAGCGATGCATGGGAAAAAGAGAACGGCGGCACTATTTACGTTCGCTGATAGTTACAGTGTCACTTTTAATGCTGGTGGAGTGCTCCCACCAGCATTTTTTTCGTCCAATGAGGAGGGCATTTGAGTATTTTCAATAAACACGCACACCAGGAACGTCCGTACATCGTCATAGTAGATATTGATGGGACGATATCAGAGGCAACGGAAGACAGGCTGCATTTACTTCCACCACCTGGCAAAGGTGCATTAACAGAGCACTGGAACGAGTTTAACCTTGCCTGTGACACTGATGCTCCCATCACTCCAGTTATTGATATGGTGCGCCAGTTGTCCGGCATTTACACCCTCTGGTTTGTAACCGGGCGCTGTGAGATAGCCAGGGATAAAACACGAGCCTGGTTGCGTAAGCACGTAACAAATGGGGCGGAGCCTTTGCTATCTATGCGTCCTGCCACCGATGACAGAAATGACGGTCCAGCAAAGATTGATCTCCTGAAGAAAATTGGTCTAAGTAAAATTGCGTTCGCGCTGGAAGATAAGATTGAAGTGGCGCGTGTTTTCAGGAGTCACGGCGTACTTACGTTAATGGTCAGGGAGTATGAAAACGCGCTTCTCCATCAACAATAATTGCTCTAATAAATCTTGATTTTTAAAACAGAGAAAGTGAAAATAAAAACATGCCGTAAGGCGCGGCATGTATCCAATCAATCACAGGAGCTGAAAATATGAACACGGCATTCAAAATCATTATGGCCGCGATTTATTTCTGGCTGTTCTCTATCACTTTTGGCGGCATCGTCGCGCATGGGTAAGGGGGATGCATGAAAGGCGAAGTGAAAGAGCGCGGCATGATTTTCAACGATGAGATGGTCCGAGCCATCCTCGAAGGAAGGAAAACGCAGACGCGGCGGATAATGAAAAATCAGCCTGCGGAAGTTGGTCCAGAAGCACCAGTGATGGTTAGGGAAATTGGTGCAGGTTTTCAGTGGTACGGGGCTGATGGTGTAAGCAGTGTTTTCAATTGCCCCTTTGGTATCGTCGGCGATCGAATTTGGGTTCGTGAAACATGGGCGATATTAGGCAATGAAGATGGTTGCAGTGTGGACTGGAACGACAACCTTTGTCGTGGCGATGAGAAGAACGCAGCAAGGATTTATCGGGCCAGTTGTGAGCAAAAACCTGGTGATTACGGTTTATGGTCGATACCCGATGATGCCGACTGGAAACCTCACACTGTGAATGAAAAGTTTGATGGTGGGTGGCGTCCATCAATTCACATGCCGCGATGGGCATCACGCATCCTGTTGGAAATTACCAACGTGCGCGTTGAGCGGTTGAACGATATCAGCGAATGCGATGCAAGGGATGAGGGCGTTCAGCCTGCTGGAAGTTTGCTTCCTGATCACCCGGGAACATTCCTAACTCCCAAGGGAGATTTCGCAATGGCCAAGGTTGCGTTCCAGCGCCTGTGGGAATCCATCTATGGTGAAGAATGCTGGAACGCTAATCCCTGGGTGTGGGTAATCGAGTTTGAGCGTATTCAGGGGGCAACCAGTGAGTGAGTCAAAATGCCAAATTAATGGCAACAAGATAGAACCGTGCGCGGCGTTGACGCAATCCCTGGAGCATGACGCTGAATACACGACGCGAAAAGGTCTGCTGAAATACAAAATCTATAACCATGCATTAATTCATTCACAAGACCTGATCATGCTGCGGTCTGGTGAATTTTCTAAATCGCCTATTCGAGTTTCATTTTGCCCGTTCTGTGGTGAAAGTCTGAAAACGTGGGAAGCGGAGGCAACCAGTGAATAACCGCTTTTACCTGATGTGCTTGCGTGAAACTGTGGGTAATAACGCCTCATTCCATTGCCATAACGGCAATGGTTACAGTTCTGATATCGATCGCGCTCATGTTTACACGCTGGAAGAAGCCCAAAAAGCCTGGAATTGTGGGCGAGATATCGATCAGCCTGTTTGCGCGGATAGCGTGGATGCAATGGCAGTGTGGCACGTTGATTGCCAGTACATCCCTACAGAAAGCCTGATTGAGTCAGATTGCACTGCGTATGTGGCCTACAAAAAAGGTAGCTGGAACGGCAACGATGTTTACTGGCTTCAACACGGTGGATTGCCAACAGATGACTTCAGTAAAGCGACCATCTTTAGCGTCGCCAACAAAAACGAACCAGGAATAGTTTGGTTGCCATTTTCCATTGCTGATGCAGCAAAGCGCCGGACGTTCAATATCAATAAATTTAACCGCAGAACAATGGTTCAGGGCGCAGGTTTGGTCATGCCTGACTGGTTGAAAAAGCAGAACAGAAGAAAGAAGTCGCGAAGCGGGAAGGTGCGTTGGAATTGTCCGCATTGCGGAAAAATCACCTGGCAGTACAGCCCATATGATTTTGAAGGCTGTCGTGATTACAACTGTGAAGGATGGCGAGAATGACAATTGACTATCAGGTACTGCGTGAGGCGGCAGAAAAGGCAACACCAGACGAATGGGTCGCATTTATTTCGCCGGGTACTGGTACATATGCGGTGCATACACCCGGTGATAAACGATGTGGAGACGTTATCAAATGGCCCGGCTTTGATGGACAGGAAAACGCAGAGAATAACGCTCGTTATGTTGCCGCGTTCAACCCAAAGGTTGCACTGGAGCTGCTTGGTGAAATTAAGCGCCTGGAGGACACAAATATTGATGCTATGTGTCGAATTGCAGAGCTTGAGACTAATCTCGCGGCGCTGGTGGCGGAGAATGCGGGGCTTAAGGCCTTCAAAACCGCCGTTTATCAGCAGATGGGCGTCGGATGTGATGCTCCTGAATTCTCCATTACGGTAGGTTTGAGTAACTTACGTCGTTTTGCTGACACACTCCACGCCATTGAGCGTGAGTTCTTTACCAAAGAGCTACCTGATGAAGAGCACGAAGGCGAAACATTCAATGAATGTCCACTTAGCTGGGGAATGAGCGTCGAACAGTACGTTTCCGAGTTTCGCAAATGCCTGGCTGAAGTGCGGGCGCAGGGGGTAGATATGGCTCGTAACGCGATGATTGATTTTGTTGATGGTGAAGTGGGGCCAAACAAGAACGTTCCGGGGCTGATTAGAGGCGCAGAGATATGCGTAAGTATTGCTGAACAGCTTCGCAAAGGAGGCGACCAGTGAGCAAGATTGACTATCAGGCGCTGCGTGAGATAGCAGAAAAGGCAACACCAGACGAATGGGTCGCATTTATTTCGACGGATACTGGTACTTATGCGGTGCACACGCCCGGTGATGAACGATGTGAAGACGTTATCAAATGGACCGGCTTTGATGGACAGAAAAATGCAGAGAACAACGCTCGTTATGTTGCCGCGTTCAACCCAAAGGTTGCTTTGGCACTACTGGATGAACGGGAAAGAAACCAGCAATACATAAAACGCCGCGATCAGGAGAACGAGGATATTGCGCTAACGGTAGGGAAGCTGAGAGTTGAGCTTGAGGAAGTAAAACAACACGCTGAAGAATTATCCGAAACCAAGGCTGTTCGTAACCAATGGCGGCCAGATATTTGCCCAATAACCGGACGTGCATTTTTCATGTGGATTGAGCATCCAACATTGGGAAATGTGCCGACATATGGTGGCCCATTAGATAGTTACACCATTCCAACAAAGGACGGTGACGGTGAGTTTTCATGTGAGCGTTACGATCATGATTTTGGCGGTTGGGTAGAAAGCGAATGTCTTGGGTTATATCTGATTGATGATAGAGAACAATGCAGGGTCTACGAACTGGAGGAACGCGTTAAGGAACTGGATGCTCGGGAAATATCGCTCCCGGAACGTAGCAGCATGCTTCATCGAACAGATTTTCACGATGATTACCAAACGGTAATGGCATACAAAGTTTCTGAAGTCATCGCTGCAATCCGCGCCGCAGGCATTCGCATCAAAGGAGGTGAGTAATGCGTGTGGCATGTATCGGCTTGTTACCGTACCCGACTCGTTTTTGGGCTTCTGCGCTAATTGCAAAGCCACATGTCCTGATGGCTGACAACATCATCCCGGCACCAAAGCGCCGCCATACCGGTATTGCAGCGGCACGACGAGCAGCAAAGAGACGCAGGAGAGCAAAGCGATGAAAAACCGTAAAGCAAAGATTCTGTTAGTTCGTAGAAACGCTCCTGGCGTCTGGCAGTGGGTGAGACTCAGCAACCGACGGATGGGGTTGATGAAATATTACGGGATGATGGATTGTGGTTTTTGCAAAAAGCCCAGCGCGGCGCAAAACCGCTGGAAAAACCACTTGCGCACTAAAGGAGAGTGATATGGCGTTAACACACCGCGAACTCTGTCAGATTGCGTACAAGTTCCTTAAGCGCAACGGGTTCAAGGTTTGTTTTCATGACCGCTTTATAGCTGTAACCAGTACCGGAGAACAGCCAGATGCTATGGGATTCAGAAATTCAGCATCATGCCTGATAGAGGCGAAGTGTTCTCGTGCTGACTTGTTGGCAGATAGAAAAAAGCGTTTTCGTAAAAATCCGTCTCTTGGAATGGGCGACTGGCGATTCTTTATTAGTGAGCCGGGAATTATTTCAATTGAGGATTTACCACCTGGCTGGGGATTACTTCACGTTGTTAACGGAAGAGTACGGAAAGTACATGGGTGGCCCAAGGGTAATTGCTGTTGGGGTAATCCTGACGATAAGCCATTTACTGGAAATAAGCAGGTTGAATGCGATTACATGTTATCTGCATTAAGGCGCATGGAGTTGAGAGGGCACCTTAATGAAATATATGACGGTGTAATTGTTAATAAGAAAGAAGGAAACGCGGCATGACCACTATTACCAATAAGAAACAGTATCCCAGCGAGCAATATCTTAATGAGCTGATCACCAACATAGAGTTTGCCGCAAGGGCACCAGTTGAAGTCGTGAGAGCAATGGCAGCAGAGCTACAGAAGCGGCGCGAAGCTGATAGTGCAGAACCAGTTGCTTATATTTTCAAACATCCGGCCGGGAAATTATTCTGGGCTTTAACGGATGAAAGCAATAAAGAGCAAGCGGACGTTATTCCTGTTTATGCTGCCGCGCCTGCGTCGGTTGTGCCGGATAATGCATCAGAGCCTCTTGCTTATGCTTACAAAGAGCTTACGCCTGAGATTATGCGCAACCATTTAGCTGTATTCGAGCGATATGGAATAGCCCCAAACGATAGCACTACCACAATTCAGGCACTGCGAATCGCGCTGGATGGTATAGAGCGGAGCGACGCCATGCTTCAGGGTAAAGGAGGGTGATATGGCTATTGCCGCAAGTTACACAATGCATCTCTATTGTGACTGCCGTCAGTGCACGGAAGGTGTATATCCAGTGCCAGACTTCGGTGAGTATATAGGTACGTCATGGGCTGGCTGTGCAAAAGAGGCGCGCAAGGATGGCTGGCGAATAAGCAAAGACAAAACGCGTGCTTTTGCGCCCGGGCATAAAGTTTTGAGGGTTAACAAATGACCACTATAACCAAAGAGCGACTACTGACAATCAAGCAGTGGCGCGAAACATACGGACCTGGTAGCAACGTTGTACTGCCAGCAGAAGAAGCGGAAGAACTGGCACGAATTGCTCTGGCATCGCTGGAGCAGAATGTACTATCGGGCAACTCTCCGCTTATTCCTGGTGAAGTGTTGTCCGCAATCCGGGAGGTTGCCAGGATTCGTGCCGATTTCGATGATTTTGACGGTGACAGGCGAGGTATCGGTGATTGTCTGGATGAGGCCGAGCAAGAGCTTATCGTTACCATTAACAAATATGCCAGTCAGTTGGCAGCAGAACCGATAGCGACTAATGACGTTCGAGAGCAAACAGCCGTTCCGCCAATACAGGCTGATGTCGCGCAAGCAATTGAAAATCTCAAGCAGAAGTTAGTGGAATGCAATCGCTATAACTACTGCGCAGATGCAGTGAAGAACGTAGAGGATGCCTGCCGTGCTGTTAGCTATAGCCAAGCCGACAATCAGCCAGCATCTGGCAACCAGGCTGCCGAATCCAATCGCGGTAATGAGTGGACTGGCAATCCTGATATTGATAACGCCATCATCATGCTCGACCGCATAGATACGCTGGAAAATTGCGATGATGACCGTATTGAGGCTGTTAAGGCTGTTTTGCGTAGACTGGCTGGCAACTCTCCGGTAACTCCGGATAGTTGGATAAGCTGTAGTGAGCGAATGCCCGCTCAAGATGATTGGATTTTAATTTATTCAAAGCACGGCGAGTATATGGCAGGCCAGGTGCAAGGGGAATACGTGGAGTTGAGCGACGGCACTTTATCGTGGTTAGGGAACGCCTTGTTCTGGATGCCGCTACCAGAACCGCCGCAGGAGGTGAATCAATGAGCTGGCCTGAAGCATTCACCACGGTAGGAATTGTGATGGCGGCAGCACTGGGTTTGTATTCAATTTGTCGCTGGTGGTAACGATGGGGAAATTAACTTTTGTAGTCGAATTTGAGGATGGTAAAGAGCCACCTGTTAGCGCCAATCTTGATGTTGCTGGTGGAAGGCTTGTTTCGGTTCTATTTGGTGACTACCGAGATGACTTCTTCCAACCAGAAGAAGTTGATGTAGTGCGAGAGGCATTAAACGAGTTAAGTGTTGACAACGATGATGCTCATGCGGAAATCATCCAAAAAATGGAACTGCTAACTCACTAAATTATCAATTATGGTGCTATAACCTACGACACCGAGAGAAAATTTATAATGTCAAAAGTAAATGTTTTGATTTTTTCAGCAATTGTTGGCTTTGGTTTTACTGCCGGAGTGCAGATTTATATTACGTGGGAAAAAATCATCAACTACGCATGGAGTTGTTTTATTAAGTGAGGTAAGTATGTGGAGAGGTAATAATCATGGCAAAAGCCAGATGATACTTACCGAATATAAGCTAGACCACAAAACCAATAAATCACGCTCAGTATATTTGCTCCGGCACAATAGTCGCGTAAGAAATACCGTGCTGGAACAAAATCTGACAGTTGAAATGGATAATTACGGGGGATTCAAGCCAACAATTTCACTTGATGATTTTCCTCGTGGTTTAAGCGAAAGAGAAGCAATGCTGAAATTAGCAGAATGGCTACAAAGATTAAGCATTGCTATTGAAGATAACTGGTCTGAACCTTAAATTTATATGATGACACTAAAACATTTTCTTGACCGCCCATTATGGGCGGCAGCCGCAGGCTATGACTTTAATTATATGGATTGCATGTCTTATACTGCCAATGCATACGACCATTCGTTCAGCCTGCTGTTTAATTCTTTAAGAATATTGCCGGAAACAGAAGTTGGAGAGCTTCATTTATGGCTATTGGGCTTTATCGCGGCTGTCGTTGGTATTGCTGTATGGCCTTTTATTTTCTGGCTGGTGGCTGTTGTAGTGTGGTTTAAGTGCAAGGCATACCGGAAAAAGTATTTCTTAGGTGATGGAATGACTGATATTGCCAAAATGAACATTGAAAAATGGACTAAGGAATGTGAAAAGAAATGGCGCAAAAAGAAATGACAAGAATCACTAAAGAACGCATATCAGAGATTATCGCCCGTATCGAAATGTATGGTCACGGTGCTGGATATACGGCAGATGAAGTATTGGCACTTGCCCAAATGGCTTTGGCGGCTTGCAAAGATGATAAAAAAATGAAGCTTATCGACTTGTTAGTGAAGGAGCTGCCCAAGTGCGGCGGGTGGCCTGATGGTATGATCGATTGTCGCCTGCTCAGTGCTAATTTAATGGCGCCATGCGCGACTTTTGCTTTTGGCTCGGACCACAAAAAAGACACTTTCTTTGGGCGCAATTTTTGTTGTGAGATTGAGCTTCCAATCGGTGACCTTGATAGCGATGAATACCAGTCAGTTGTCACTCGCGAACAATACGAAGCTGCTCTCATAGCGTCGCAGAAAGTCGAGTTCAATGGTGATGAACCTGAAAGTAAGGCTTACAAGTTAGATTTTGAGCAATGGCTGGAACAGCAACGCGGGAAAATCGATGTGGACTGCGGTTGTGTGTCTGCGGAAACATTCATGCACTGGTTGCGGGTAGCTTATGTGGCTGGCAACCATCCGGATTTTCCGGATAGTTCCCAACAATCGCCCAAGAAAAGCGTAAAAACCACTCTGGAAAGAGGCTATCTTGAGGCCGCATTAAAGATTAAGCCGGGCCATACGCTAGGCGTCATTGATGCCATGTTGGTTCATGAAATGGCGAAGGCTTTATTGCCGCTGGTGGCTGATAAAATTCCGAATAAGGCCGATATCTGATCACCATGCTAAAATCCCCTCAATTCACAGAGGGGATTTTTGTATATGTTGCATAGAGTTTTATGGAAAAGCGTTATTGTCGGCGCGATACTGGCTATATCTGGGTGTGCAATGGTGCAATACAACGACGGTGAAAAGGTAAGCATACAGTCAGATGGTTGGTATGGCCTGGATAGCCTGCAAAAAACCGCAGATAAAGCCTGTCAGCAATATGGGAAGTCTAAAGCAGTATATCAGCATAGCGCGAACGCTAACCCTCATCTTGCGCCCGGTTCGGGTGTTCAGAATACCATCTGGAAATGTGAGCCTTAAATATGAGCGACTGGAATATTGCAGCTAAAAGTCAGGAAGAACGGGATAAGGTTAACGTTGATCTGGCTGCCAGCGGTGTGGCGTACAAAGAGCGATTGAACATACCTGTCATAGCTGAACAGGTAGCCCGCGAGCAACCAGAGAATCTGCGCACCTATTTCATGGAACGTCTACGGCACTACCGGCAGTTAAGCCTCCAGTTGCCAAAAGGGAACGATCCGGCATATCAGAAAACAGAATAGTTGTTAGGCTATTACGCAATGCCCGCGCCATTCATAGCGGGTTTTAAGCCATATTCACCGTTGTAGAAATTACTCATGTTCCATTCATTGGGAAGCTCTTTTCTGTCCAATGTATAGTGGCGCACGATATAACGATCTTCATCTTCTTCGATGGACAGGCGGACATAGCCAATGTGGATCACCGATACGGGCGGTGTTCGTATTGCATAGATGTCGCGGAGATATACCGGTAGCTCGACAAATGCATCAGGTGCATCTGTGATGCTCGTTTTTTCACAGTATTCATATAACGCATCGTTGATATCGTTAAGAGATTCATGATCGTATATTTCCAGGTAATTACCGCGATCGCGATGGTACTCGATTTTAGCCATTCAAAATCCCCTGTTATCGTTTTGCATTTCTCTAATCCGGTTCAGAACTACTTCATGCTGGGCTTGGATAGCGGCTTTTTCGTTTTCAAGTCGGGCAATAGACATCTCTAATTCTTTGCTGTACCAGGCGAGTTGGGCCAGGTTCATCCGGTTGTGGTCGAGAGTTGGAGACACTTCGACGCGATCCCTTTCTTCCTGCTTTAATGAGAAGAGATTCATCTCATCCCTAGAGGAAAATTCAGCAACAATTTCTTGTTGATGATCCGGTCGCTGCGGCATCCTCGCCAGTATAAATGGCGGTTCTTTTGAAAACATGAATGTCGGTTCATAACGTGTTTTCACCCATCTAGCCTGCTGTCTTTCGGCAAGTTCACAGGCTTCATCATAGTTATTTGCCGAACCAAGCACGGATGGGCGGTCCCACGCGCCACCATTCAGACAATAAACAACAATTTTCCCGTCATGTTCTGTAACCCCATAGGGATGGTCCCACCAGGCGTCCAGCTGAGCTTTAGAGCGTTTCTCGTTAGGAGTGCAGTCAAAATTTTTGGGCAATACAGGATCGAGAGGAATGCGATTAGGCATAGCTAATTCCTTATTAACTGATTGGCAACGAGGTTACGCTGATCCGTTGGTGATGAATAGTAGCAAAGAGCACAAAATCATCAGCGGTGGTTGATGTACGTAACGCGTTTGCACCAAAGGTGTCTCTTTAATGTATACTGTATAAATGAACAGTATTATTGAGGTGAAAACGCTATGGGCTTCCCTTCTCCTGCGGCGGATTATGTTGAAAGCCGAATTTCTCTTGATCAGCAACTAATCAGGCATCCATCAGCAACCTACTTCATGCGGGCAGCTGATAGCCATCACCGTGAGGGAATATTGCAGGGTGCTTTGCTGGTGGTTGATTCCTCGCTTACTCCGGTTGATGGTTCTCTGCTTGTGTGCGCTATGGAGGGTGAATATCGCATAAAGAGATACAGGAAGTATCCGCGCCAGCACCTGGAGGATTTAAGCACCGGGAAGAAAGAGGCGTTACCAGTAGATGACGATGGATACACGGGCAGTAATGCTGTTTTTGGTGTGATCACTCATGTCATCAATGATGCCAGAAGTGGGGAGTTTGATGATTGTCCGGTTATTTAAGCTGCAAAGGGCTGGTGCTTTATGCCTGTGAAGTTTATAATTGTGTACACATAACGAGTACACGAGGTGTTTATGCAATCCATTAACTTCCGTAC